TCTCCTTTTGATTGTTCTATCGTAAGAGTTGAGGCACGCTTTGCAGCGCGGCAGCCTTCCAGCCGGCGCGATCAGCGAGCTCACAGGCAGACCACATTCTGTGCGCCCTTTGTATCCTGTGTTGACGAGATGCGAGCATGAAGTGCGTTTGCCTGACTTCGGATTCCACCAACTGATCCAATTTGGCATTGTGTGACTCCTTTCTCCGGCAGAGCGCAGCGCCGCCTTGCCGCCTGCGCGCGCTTTGAATGTTCCATGTGGAACATTGCAGCGACGCCGCGCTCAGAACCGTTTTAACGCGATCCTAGTGCCGCGACCAGATTGTTTTTGGAAGCTCCATGATCTGGCCGCCGACGCGCTGGAGCTCGATGCTGCGATCGTAACTCTCAACGTCTGTCGCCGTGCGGGTTACAGCATTGATGAGGCCGAAAAGCGTGTTGCCTTTCGCGCCTTCGATCAGATGCTCCAACACTGCATCCTTCTCAGCTTCACTGAACTTGAATCGCTCAGTGATTTCTTCGACCGCTTCGACTGGCTTGATCTTCTGTTCGGTCGTCGCTTCGAATTGCGCGACGCGCGCCAGGAATCGGTCTTTGTCGAACAGAGCATCGGTTGCGTCTTGGACCTTCATCCAGAACGCACGATCATCCATCTCGCGAGTCGCATCGCTGTAGTATTCAGCGACGGAATCCAATTCGAATAGAGGATCAGTCTTCCTGCCGATGTGATGCCTGCCCATGACTTTCTCTGCCACCATGCCGTTCCTGCAAATAAGGTAGTAGAGCAATTCATTGAGGTTGAGCGCGCCGCATCCGACTTCGCTATTCGTGATGCAGCAGCCAGCACGCACTCGATCACCGACAAGCTTCGCTTCGATCTTTGGCGTCGCCGCTTGAATGTAGAAGCGAGTCTCAGTGAGTTCGCACGACAGGATTTCGCATCCCAGTCGCTCAAGCTTTGGCAAGACTGCCGCAGCGAGATCGCCGTTCTCAAGCGGTCGGTAACGCTCGCTCATAAAAGCGCGCGCCACTTGACTGCCGTTGATGAGTGTGCGCAGCATTCGTTTCTCCGGTTTCTGTTGCCACCAATAGTTGATGTTCTCAGCGAGCAATTCTGAGTGCTCGCCATTCTCGCTCATCATCTGATCGACATACGGCGCCGGAATCTTGCTGCGCTGGCATATCTGCCTCAAGCAGTGATTGGTTGGCGTCGTGCTGTAACTCTCTTTGCCTGCCTTGAACTCGACATTGAGTGAATGTCGGTTCGCATTGAACCGCAGTTTATCTGTCGGCACACGGAAGTCATGTTTTGCCTTCGCATCTGCCCTGATTTGTTTTGCTACTTCTTGTAGCGTTCTACCTTGTTTCATTAGTTAGTTTTCCTTCTGTTTGTTGTTTGTGTTGTATGCTCTGAGGAGAAAAGTCATAAGGCTAGTTTGATGATGGTGTCCGCAAGCGCATCGAGTGTGCCGTCTTCTTTGAGTGCCTTGAGTCGCTCGCACAGACCACAGAACTCTTTGAGGCGCGCGATCTCAACTTCGTAATCCCTGCCTAGCAAGAATGCACGAACATCTTTCAATGGTTGTAGCAAGTGCGCGATCTCTCCTACGACTGCGAAGCGCGATTGCCGCATGTCTTCCAGCGCGACTTTCACCTGCGCATTAAAGTCCTGCATCAATGGCACGATCTGTTTCATGTTTTCATCCAACACGCTGCGCGCGTCGAACGCTGCTCGCGCGAGCGCAGTCAGTTGATGCGGCTCTTTGTTAATCTCAGCGATCACTCTCACTGCTACCTCATGGATATTGAAGAACTCTTGCGGATTCTCGCCAATTGGTATTCCAGAATTACCGCCTGCTTTCTTACCGCCGCTCATCGTGTCTTGGAAGCAATCCTTGTCGCGGATGCCACCTTGACGAATTTCACTTCCTGCTGCCATAGTTTGTTTTCCTTCCTGTTTTGTTGTTTTGTTTTCTGCCTGTTGAAGTTCGATTTCGATTTTACTGATCGCTCGCACATGATTGTCGCGCGATGCCTTGATCTCTCTGTATTTCGCGAACGGCAAAGTGTTCCGCAGAATCTTGTTAATCCGAATCAGCGCGTTTTCGTGCTCGCGCTTCTTGGCGATCAGTGCGTCGCGCTTGATCTCAGATTGTGTCGGCGGTGGTGGCTTTGCCCATTCAGATGCTTTGTCTGTTAGGCGCTTCGCTTGCAGATTGACTGGCTCGCGCGCTTTGCTCTGCGCGCTTGGCGATTCATTCATCAAGCGTCGCGCGAGCGCCATGCGGTTGTCTGCTCGCATCCGCTCAGCGCGTTCCTTGGCGCGCTGTTCCTTTGCACGTTTCTTTTCTTCGTTGACTGCTGATTGCCGAGCGCCAGCGAGATCGCTGCGCCAATCGCTCACTCGTCCTCCATGAGTTTCTTGAAGTCCGCGTCATGCTCTGGCAGCGCGGGCTCGATCACTTCATCAACGAGCATCCGAGCGCGCGGCTTTGTCAGCTTGCCGTGCGTCCATTCCACTGTGATGCGGTCTTCGATTGCTCCTACCATGCCGCGCACGTTCCGTGATCTCATGTGAAAATACATGAGCGCCATCGGATCGTTCTGCGCGCCTTTCATTGTCAGCAGACGCACTCCGCCTGCTTTGCGTCCGCCATATCCGGCGATGCACATTTTGATCGCTTCCACGCCGCGCGGTTCGCGTCGCGGGTAGTCGTCGAAATACATCGTGCTCACCAGCATGGCGCACACACCGCGGCGCCGTAACTGTTTCTGCGATGATTGCCAAGCGTCACGGATTGCGATGATGTGCTCGCGATGCACGACTTTGATTCGGAAGATGCCGAGGCAAATGTCCTCAAAGGTCAGCCGGTAAACGCCGTTGCTGAATTTCCTGTCCAGATAATCTGTCAGGATGCGTGCTTGTATCTTGATTCGCATTGAGTGCTCCTTTCAGATGCGCAGCGATTGACGTTGCAGCGAATCTTGGAGCAGTTGCTTCGCGCTGTTCAATCGTCGCTGTGCCTCAGTTGAACCGCCTGCCTTGTCAGGGTGCATCTTGATTGACAACACGCGGAAGCCTGCGCTGATGATCTTGCCTGCGAGCTCGACAATCAGATCGTTCTCCGCGTCTTGCGCAGTGCGTGGGATTTCAAACTGCGCTGGCTCTTTCAATTCTTCATCGACAATCCGTTTATATGTCGAGCGTTTGCGCTGCGCCTTCTGCCACTGCTTCCTGTGCTTCGCTTCACGCAGCGGTGGGAGCGACTTATCTTGAGATAACTCGCTGATCGGCCCTAAACGCTTGCGGTAAGCGACGTAGTAATGCCGCTGCGCTTCGCTGATTTTCGGCCAATGCTTCTTGCAGAATGAAGCAAATTCCTTGTCGCCTCGTTTCTTTGGAAACGTTTTCCGTAACTCAAAGAACTTTTCACCCATCAAGTGAAAATACTTCCGCTCGATCTGTTCAACGCCTGACTGGTAGTGCGTCCACAAGTCGTCGATCTCTGCGACGATCTCATTCCGCGCTTTGGTTATGTCCACTTCTCTTTCTGCTACTGCTTTACTCATTAGTGCTCCTTCTGTTTTGTTTGTTTGGTTTGCTCTGAGGGAATGAAATTGAAACAGCTTAGCGTGAAAACACGCTAAGCTGATTTACCTAGCGTCGGACTGCGATCACGCGACCGCCTGAGTAGCCACGGATGAACTCATGTTCGAATGAACTCGATGCCATTGGCGCGCTGAGATCGCTCGCAGTGAATCGCTTTGCTTTCGCGCGGTCTTTCGTGAAATCGAAAAAGAGTTTGATCGCCTCATTGCCGCTTGAGCTTACCTTGCTGACATAATCGCCTTCGCGATCTTGCAAGATGTAAAGCGCCTCGTCGTCGCGCTTCGATGTTTTCTTTTCAGTCGATGATTTCATGTAGATGGAAGCAGTTAGGGTGAAGGTTAACGTATTCGCGCTCTGGCGGGAGCATCATCGCGACAGTGACGTCTTTGCACTCAGGTGGCTTGAGCGCATACCAAGCGTCGCGGATTTCATTCCATGTCGGATAGCGTGTGTAAGTGCTGATCGACATATGCCAGCGCAGCGAGCCCGCGCGCATCCCAGTCGAGCCATATACGTCGCGAGTAATCCAGATGCGGAGATCGCCTTTCGCCCATGCCTTACTGAAAACGTAAGTCATGCCAATCACGTTCGGTGGCGCGATTTCTTTGTAGTCTTTCATGTCATTAGCCATTTCATTGTTTTGTTCCAATCCTCTGCGCTCATGCTCTGAGCGTGCAGAGGCGGAGTTGTTTTCACTGCTGCCGGAATCAAGAGAATCGTGTTGCCGTGCGTGCGCACATAGCTCCAACCGATTGCTTTCTTGATAACCCAATACTCATCCTTCTCGACTGTGAATGAATCGTCAGCTTGAATCCGCACGCCTTCCGCGACGCGACTCACCTGCTGCTCGTATTCTTTCTGCACCTTCGCGAGATCGACATGCTGCATCTTGCCAGCGATGAACGGACAGACGCGCATCGCGTAGATCAGGCAGTCAAGGTGACAGCCAGGTTCGAAGTATTGGTTCGCTGCTGCTGCCTTCTTGCCGCCGACAAAGAAACTGAACTTGCCTAACGGCTGGCCGCAAAGCTGACACCATTTGTTCATCATCACGCTATGCCTCTTCGCTTCATCGGTGACGCGGAAGTCTGGCTTTCCATCATCATTGATGAGCGCGATGTAAGGAATCGGCAGCCCTTTGAATTGCGGCCGCTGCTTGAGCCGCTTCGGTATTCGACACATTACTTGATTAAGTTCTCCTCTCTATATTGGAAGCGAAGCACGGCGAGTTCGCGGAGTGCGTTGATCTGCGCGTCGCCTTCTTCTGTGCCATCGCTAATCCAGAACTCTTCGAAGGCGCGAATGTTTCCGTCGCGTGCCTTCGCTGCGACTTTTTGAATCAGCTTGGCAATTGTCTCGCAGTCAACAGCAGTCGCTTCTTTGTGCTCTGCGAACGTGAACTGCTTTTTCTTAGTAGGCATTAGGTTTGTAGTGTTGTGCATAAGGCAGCGTCGCCCGTAGCTGTTGGTATTCAGGTTTCATGTGCGACCGCGCGAGATGGACGCTCCGCTTGTCGCCTTCTTCGCGACTCATGTGAGTGTCGAACATTGCGCAGCCGAACGGTGCCACCGCATGAATCGAGCAGCGATCATTAGCGTCGAGAAAGACGCAACGACCTCTGCGGAATCGCGGCGTGATGGAACCGATGCGAACTATCTTGCCGTTCCAGATTACAAGCGCACCTGGGCTGGCCCATATTTGCGCTTTGACTGACATAAGCGCATCCTCGGCGCTCAATCCTTGCGTTTTCTGAACGTGATCTACTAGCCGTTCGACTTCGCCTGCCGCGAAGGCTCCCGGCTGCCTCTTGCAACACTGCACGCAGCGCGAGCAAGCGCACACGGTTCGCTCAAAGGTGTGCTCACTCATCGACAGGCTCCCTGCTAAAGTCGATGGCGCCGTTCGCTGCTGCCCTGTTCGTCAACGGATTCCGAATTTCACTCGGCGTCTTCGGCATCGGCTTGACGATTGCCTTTAAGCTTGCACCGAGACGTTTCCAGAAAGCAGTTTGCTCTGGCATCGGCTCAGCGAGTGAAACGAAATGCGGCAGGTTTGTTGGACTGCCAGCATCCAGCCATTCCTGATACTGACCGCGGTAACATTGAACGAGCCACGCATGACTCGCAGCGATGCCGTAAGTGCGGCGAAGCCATTTGCCAGGCTCTTTGCGCGCCCATACGCGCACTGCATCAGGATGCCCGCCAACGCTCGCGCCGCTTGGTTCGTGTGTGCCCGATGGATTCCACCAATCGCAGAAGTCATCGGGTGGACCTTCTGCTGGTGCCTTATCTGTTTGTTTCTTTCTACTCATAATTTGTGAAGCTCAATCCTGATCTGCTCAAGCTGCCTGTCGCGCGCTGCGCTCGGCGGCTGGCGCATCACTTGGGCTTTGCGTTCATTCAGTGCGTTGATTCGATCTTCGCGCTTGCGGTAAGGCAGCTTTGGTTTCAACTGCTCGCGCGGTTCAAAAGGTTTGCGCCAGCCTGCTTCAATCGCATTGCGGAGTCCTAAGACGCGCGCAGGTATGTCGCGCCACTTGTTCAAGTCCTCAATGATGCGTCGCTTCGCGAGCAGCGTAAGCGGGTGACCAATTTGTTTCCGATGCACTTGGAATGCTGCCCATTCCTTCTGCAAAGCTTCGTCGATGAAATCGACTGAAACAGAAAAAGTCTTTTTCTCTTTCTCAGTCTTATTTTCTTCGTCAGTCTTATTAAGATGGCGAAACTCTCGATTTAGGTTTTCGCGATTGAGAAAATCATCCACTAGCCCGCCACTCTCTGAGATCGTCAGTCGGCGATCAATGATGTGACCACCTTCGCGAATGTCTTCCAATTTCGCATATCCAGTTTTGCGAAGCTCGCGCAAAGCTGCACGCACTGCTGACTCTCCTTCTGGCCCATGTTTGATAATATCGCCGACACGGACAATCCATTGCTCTGGCTTGCTCAGCAGATACAGCAGAATCCCTTTTGCCTTCCATGATAGTCGAGCATCAGCGATCAACTCGTTATCTATTAACGTGAAGCGATTGGTCTTGAGTTTGTGTAAGATCATACCGTCATTTCAGTTTTCCTTTCTGTTAGTAGAGCGGATCGCCTTCTGCTTCGAACGCGATCACGCGGTTGCCTCTTGCAGTGAATCCTGTCCTGCGCAGCGTCCATTCCTTCTTGTGGCCGCGCGCGCCTTTCTTGCCCCATGACCACACTTCAACGCGCCAGTGCCGAATGACGCCGAGCGTGTTCGGATGCTTGATGATCTTGACTACGCGGTGCGAGTGATGATCGGCAGTCGTGCTCTGAATCGCGAGCGTGTCCTCTGACCATGCTGTGGGATTCAGCGCGATCGTATCAATGAATCCGAACAGATCGACTGTGCGCTTGCCGAAGTGATGCCAATACTCAGTCTTCGCGATCAGCATTCCGTGTTCGCGCAGCCAAGCGTGCGTGCGTTGTATCGGGCTCAGTGGTTCTCTCCTTTCGTTGTTGTGCGCCGGAGATAAGCCAGCGCGCGTTTTACTCCTGTGATGTTGTCGCCAAGCCTGCCAAGTGCAGCATTGCACTGACGGCATAAGCCGCCGCGGAACTTTCCTGTCTGCGGGTCGTGATCAATTACATCTGCTTGTTGCAATCCGCAGATGCCGCATGGTTTACTCAAAGCATCGCGAAGCACTGATACAGGCACGCCGAATTTCTTCGCCAGATTCGGGAGATACCAACGCCTTGCACTATTACGGTTGATTGCTCGCACTCTATCCCGATGGCGTGCTTTATAGGCCTGCCATTCAGCGCGACGCTTCTCAACATCAGCGCGACGACGCTGCGGCGGCAGCCCAGGCTCTTCACCGCCGAACAATCCAACCTGTTTTTCGTGCTTGTTTTCCATGTTTGTGAATCCACTTGTGACAATCCAAACAAACTGCGCGCCAATACTTTTTGATGAGTAACAGCTTGCGCTCGCGTCCTGCCGCGTGATGCACTTGCGTTGATCGCAAGATGCCGCACAACTGGCAGATCGGATTACAGATCAAAAAGATCCGCGACTCTCGGAGATATTGTTCGTTTTCCTTTGCGCGCTCTGGATTGACGCGCCGCAACCTGCTTCGCTTCATTGAAGTCTGAATAGACTGGCCGCGTGAGTGGACACTGCGCATAGAGCGCATCGTGACCGCTGCCTAACACGTAACCGCATTGGCAGGACCACAACTTTGTCTCCTCATTACAAACCAGCTGGTGAGTGAGTTTACGTTCTTTCATCGTAGATACGTCTAATCATCTTGTGCAATTCTTCGTTGAGCCGATCACGCTGCGCGCGCACTGCGACAGGCAGCGCGATCTTCGCGTCGCACATTTTGACTCCCATCTTAATCATGCTTCTGTGCATCGAGCGCAGACCATCAGGCATCAGCGCGTTCGCAGTGTGAATGTCGTGCCGGATAATCAGCACATCTTCACGCTCGCCAAGCTGCCGATGCTGATACGCTGCCATGAATGTCAGCAGCAATTCCTCGTTGAACTCTTCGCCTGTTTTGATCGACTCTTGCCGCGATGCCAATCGCCTGATCTGCGCTGCTGCGTCTTTCTGTTTCATAGTGATCGTGCCTCATCCATGTAAGGATCGCCGCGACGGAAACGAATGACATGACCGAGCACGCGCTGCACTGCTGCCTTCGCTTCTTTCGCGCTGCAATCCTTCTCCGCTTTGATCGCTTCCTCTAATGACGGAATCGACATTTTGAGTGCCGCCGCAACAGTGTCGCGACCAAACTCCTTCTCTGCATCTTCGATGGCGCGCGCTTCATTGGTGAAGTAGCGCGTCAGCTTGCGAGCGACGCGCCAGCCAGCAATCGCGCTTTCATCGAGCACTAACAACTGGGTGTAACGCTTGAGCAGAATTTCAATGTTCTTGATGCGCGCCTTCAATGCTTGAACGTGCGCGCCACGCTCTGTGCTACTGCGCGCATTGATCGCAGTGAAGCCTTCATCTTTGACTTCATCTTCAATAGCATCGTCAAGCTTTGCAGCGTCGGCGATATACTCAGGACAGACGCCTTTCGCTGGACACCACTGACATTGAATCGGCCCAGGTATGCGTCTGTTATTTGGCAGATCGAGTTGCCGCACATTCGCGCGCACAACATCGAGCAGATGGTTAAGCTGCTCGCGATTGTAAACGCGTGCTTCCCATAGCGAGTCTGGATGATGCGGATGAATGAGTCCGATCACTGCCTCACGCGCGTCGAGCTCGTCAGCGAGCAGCGCGCCTTCACTGCGCACCTGCCAGTTGATTTGAATCGGCGGCGGGATTGTCCAGCCGCTCTTATCATCGAGCACTAATAGGCGACGCTCGCTAGGCTGCCAGTCGAAGCGATCTACGCGACCGCTCCAAGTTTTCTCAAGCCGCTTGCCAGCCCATTCGAAGTCCCACACCCGATATTCAAAGGTCACTTGCGCGCCTTCGAAGCTATACTCATGGACGATCTCCGACTCGCCGTAAGCGATGCGCGATGTAGTGCGCTGCTCAGTGTCGTTCAAGTCTGAGAAGTCATTGGTCTCAAGCGCGTGATGGATCCTTTTGCCACGCTCGGTAACTGCTGTGTCCTCTTCCTTCGGCAATCGAGCGCACAGCGCGCGCTTGCCAGGGCATCTGAACTCAGCATCGAATCCGCTCGACGAAGGTTTGCCTTCGCGCTCATCTTCAATCGGGTCAGGCGGTGCATCAGGCCGTTTCCGTTTGCGCATAGAACTCCTTCCAGACTAACTGCATGACATTGACTTTGATTCCTGAGATGAAGAACTCATAAACTGTCGCCGCTCCATAATCAGGATTGCCGTAATCGCCGCTCGGCTCAGCATCAGTGATGCCGATGCTTTGCAGCAGATCACCAAGCGAATCGTCGAGATGTTCTTCCGCGCTATCAATGTGCGGATAAACAATCAGGTCGATGTCGCGCGGTGTTGATCGCGCAGCGGTCTTGCCGATGCGCCCGTAGAGCACGCTGCCTGTGACAGCAATGTGCCAGCCACGCCTGCGCAGCTTTGGTTCCAAGACTGCGCACAGCTTTTGTGCTTCCTCAAGGTTCGCTTTCATCGTTTTTTCTTTCTCCAGTTTTTGCGATCGGGGCAGGTGACGAAATGACTGACATACCGCTCTGCCGGCGACGGCTGATCGCGCAATGGCTCAAGCGCAGAATCAACGTGCACAGCAAGCGGACATCGCTGCTCGCGCTGGCGCAAGATGATGTTGCCTGTCGCTACTGGTGTAGCGTCAACAGGCATCCGTCGCCCGCGTTCCGTCTCTGTCCAGATCACCTTCGCGTTACAGCTTCGGCATCGCTCACTCATTGCTGAGCTCCTTCAATGCCAAGCAGCACGCAGCATCGAGCAGAATGTCCTTATCGCTGTAGGTGCCCTTCTTCGGGTGCGGCGATGGTCGCCATGTATTCAAGAAGTAGGCGCGCGACTTCACGCCGAGCTTGCCTAACGTCTTGCCTGCATCGTTGCCGAAATGAACTGGCACCTGCCGCCAGTTATCGTAACCGTCTTGCGCGAGAACATCTTCCAATGCCATGTCGCGCTCGATTGGTTGCCGCTCCTTGCGCTGGTCCATTTCTGGCTCTGCGGTGTTGCGCGTCTTCTTGTGACCGGATGAGTAAGATGAATCGCGTTCGTGCGGTTCTTCCTTCTTCGCTGATCGCGGCGCGGGTTTAGTCATGCCGCCTGTCTCTTCGTCCGCTTGCTGCTCCTTCCAAGCGTTGATGAGATTCTGTCGGCTCTTGGGATCGAGCAATCGCCGCATGATGCCTGCCGGAATCGACGCGACGGTCTTGATCTGTGGCGCGATCAGTTTCTTCTCGTAGAGCAGCGTCAGCAGAAAGGCATCTGGAATTTTGTTCTCAGTGAGGAATGCCTTGACCTCAAGCAGATCGTGTCCTGACTGCGCGCTGTCGTCTGCCGTTCTTTCCTCGTAAGGAGTCGTGCGCTTGTGCTTCGCGCCAGCAGCAGGCTTCTCTCCCGCGCCTGCGCGTTCCGGAGCTCCTTCCGGATCGTCTGCCTCATCACTAATCATGAAGTTCGCCTTGAGGCACGACTTGATTGCTGCGGTGATCGCTTTCGATGTTGCTTTGTCGCCAGCATCCCAGCCGTCGCCTGAACTCCTGACTGTGATCTCTTCGCCTGAGTCCGCATCCATGAATACGTGCTCAGTCTCTACTGCTCCGAACACGCCTGCCTTTGCGTCACCATAATGCCGATTGCTCGACACGACTGATGAAGTGAGAAGGATATTCTTCTCAGATAGTCGCGGCTCAAGCAGCGCGTTCAAGTGCTCCAGCCCGACGTAAGCATATCCGAAATGGATATTGCGCTTTGTCTTTTCCACTTTGCCGAGACCTTTCCTGATCTCGATTAACTTTTTGACTAATACATTTTGTGTTGTTTGTTTCGGTTTCATTCAGTTGATTCCTTATCTGTTAGCCAGCCGCGTGCTGCGGGCTCTCCCGCTCGACGCGGCTGGCGTTGTTTTATGGTTGTGCTCCAACGACCGGCAATGCTGCTTCCAGATCGCTCAGGAGCACGAAGTAACGCGCTCGCGGAGAGTTACCGCTTCTTATTGCGGGAATCTTTCCGAGCGTGATTTGTCTTCGCAGGCTTGCTATCGGCGCCCACGGCTTTTGTTCCTTGAGCAGTCGTAGTGCTTCCGCGAGAGGCATTCGATCCTTCTCGCCGTTTTCCTTCTGCTGCGGCTTTGCCTTTTTCTTTTTCATTTTTGTCCTCCTTTCCATTTGCGGCAGGCAACACCTTCGGTGGCAGCCCGCCTGATATTCTTTGCCCGCACAGATAGACGCGACGCTGATCTGCTTCGCTTAAGCCTTTCAGCAAGTCATCCATCTTAGGACGATACTTTTCTACCTTGTGCATCCGCGCCCATCGCTGAGCGCGGTCCAATACTTCCTCAGTGGTCAGACTGGGCATGTCTGAATTCCCCTTTCATTGCCGCGCCAGAGTCGCGCCCATAGCGCATCTTGAATCGCCTGCGCATCGACGTCTGGCTCGACGGTTGAGAATCCACCGCTGCCATTGCGACCGAGTTGCCACTGCAAGTGCTCCTCTCGGATGCACACCAAGCGGCCTTCTGTGTTCCAATCTTGCAGCGTGAACGTTCCAAAGCCGTCATACTCGCGCGGAGCGCGCGTGAGCATCACGACATAATCGACGCTCGCTGCGCCGATCATCACTTTTATTTTCATTCAGTTCTCCTTCTGTTGTTGGTTTGTTGTTTCTCAATAGATCGCGAGTGCTCTGTCGAGCTCGCCATCATTGAAAAGGTCTAGTCGCATCAGCTTGGCGCGACTGTTATCGCAAACTTGTTCTTCGACTGTGCCTGCTGCCCATACGATCTTTTGCAGCGAGAAGGCACCGCCCGCGCGTGGCGTCCTGCCTAACGCCTGCCGCATATCAGGTCCACTATCACTTGGACTGATGAGCACTAAGCGCCGGCGACCATTGCGAGTGCCTTGCACGCCAATGCCAAGGCCGCCGCACTTGATGTTCATCACTAGCTTGTGCTCGCGATCTTTGTTAAAGCGATCAATCAACGGCTGCCGCATCTTGTATGGAGTGTCGCCAGTGATGAGATTCACCGTGTTGAGTTCGCGCGAGAGTGCTGTGATCGAGTCGGTGAAGTTGAGTATCACGATCACGCTCATCCCTTCTTCCAATCCATCCTCTGCCATCTGCACAAAGGTCGGCACCTTGAGTAGCTCCGCTTCTTGCCGCGCGCGCAAGCGAGCGACGAGCGCGTTGCGCTTCCAATCGCCTGCCTTCTTGCGCATCAGATCAGCGATCTCCTTGCGCATCACTTCATAAACGCGACGAATCGCTGCCTCGTTCTCCATCTCGTATGCTTCGCTGATGATTCGCGTCTCAGGAAAGCGGTCGCCCAAGTCGCGCACCCTGATGCGCGCGCCGTGTCGCGGGAAAATCTGATGATGAATGTCAGCAAGGATCTCCGCGTTATTGTTGAACTTGAGTCCCCATTTGCCTTTGTAGACGCCATGCTCAAGCATCCAGCCGTAGAAGTGGTTCGGATGATCGAACAGTTTCGTCAGCAGCCCGACGAACTTCATGTGCATCGGGTTATCAACTGCCGTCGCGCTCAGCGCGAGCACCTTGTAACCGTCATTGATCGCAGCGATGCCCATCGCGCATTGTTGCGTGCGGTAGTCTTTGAGCTTGTGACATTCATCGAAGACCAGCAGCGTGTCCTCTTGCTCGATGGTATCGTAAACGAATTTCCGAAACGGATTCTTGCGCGCGCGGTTGCCTGTATCGCGCGCCCAGTGTCCGAACTCAGTGCGCCCTGTGCGGAGCATTTCGTAGTTGATCGCGCGGCACTTGACCTTGAACAACTTCGCCATTCGCTTCCAAGGCGGAATGATGTTCTTCGGACAGACCACGAATAGTTCGCGCTGCAACAGGTAAGCCACTGCGCAAGCGACTGCGGTCTTGCCGATGCCTGTATCAGTCGCATCGAGCCCGCCATCATAGGTCGAGACCGCGACGCACAACTGCTGAATCGCGGGAAACTCATACGAGAAATCCTCACCCGTCTTGTGCCGAATTTGCTTGTAGAGTGCTTTGATCTCGCGCCATCGCTTAGAGTAGCCACGCGGAAGTTGCGCGCTTGATTCTCTGCGCTCAGGTTGCTCGGCGCCGTTGCTCTCCTGCCAGAGCGTCAGCGTCCACTCGCCTTTCCAGAGCGAGACGGAGTAGCCGCGCTCTTTGAGGGCAACCTTGTCGCGCTTCCATAAGTCCCAAAACGGCGAGCCGTCTGGAATGACCCAGGTGCGCACCTGTCGCTGACCGCTTGGCGTGCTGACGCTGCGCGGCGAGCTCCAGAAGACGCGCTCGATGTCGAATGGCGGACTCATCCTTTGACTCCTTTCACAGGCCAAATCGGCTCGCGCAGTTCGCGCTCCCATTTCTCGCCGCTGATTGTCGCCTTCATGTTCATTCCTGTTGCTCCCGTCATTGCCAGCCGACCGTCCGGCTGTCGGTGCATCTTTCCAGTGTCACTCGTTTGCACTAGCAGATGGTTGCCTTCCAGTTGCAAGATGCGCACAAGCGACAACTCGCACAGCCAGTGATGCCGCGGGCTGTTGCGATGCCAGACCGATACGAGATCGCCGCGCTTGTAGTGTTGCGCGCTCATGGCAAGTCAGGCAGAGTGACTTCGATCAGGATTTGCTCGACGCCGAACACTTGCTTTTCGCCGCACGATTCGCACTCGTAATGCCGCGCATCAGGCTCGACATTGTGATGCTCTGTGCCGCAGCTTAAGCACAGCCCGACATTATCATCCTGCTCGATGAGTTCTACGACACGGCCAGCAGTGATTGTTTCGTGAAGCTTGCTCATCGCTTTACTCCCACGACCACGCCGCCTTCGAACATCAGGCCATTCGAATAAACGTCGATCTCGCGCCCGCCGCTGATGATGCGCGCAGAAGGCGTGCCTTGAATCTGATACGCTTCCTGCCGCTCGATTATCCAGTTATGATCGCTGCTACGGGGCTGAATCCCGTGCGTATGCGCCCCGCCACAGCGTTTTTCGTCCTGCCCCGCTATGCTGACCGCCCCCGCGATCAGCAGCGACGCTACTGCCAGTTTTGTTTTCATTGGTTTGTTTCTTTCTGTTGTCTCGATGCTTGATTGCAGCGAGCGGAAACGCCGCGCGGCTTGAACGCTGATCGGCGCTCGACGTTCGCTGCACGTCGAAACAGCTTAGAGTGAAAACACGCTAAGCTGTTTCCATCTTGTTGGTTTACGCGGGCTTCTTTCCTGTGCACCAGCCAGCGATCAGTTCCAATGCTTGGCGTCGCTTCGGATGGTCAATGCGATTGACGAAGGCGGTCCACTTCTTGTAGAGCGCATCTGCGAAAGAAAGTTCCTTCGCTGGCTTGCGCTTTCCGCCTTTGCCTTTTTCGCTTGCCTTACGGAGCGTGGTCTTTTTCGACAGCACATCATCAATCATTCCGGCCTTACGTGCGCGCTCAGCTTGCGCCATCTTGTGCTCACTGACGCCCGCCTTCTTCGCGAGCTCAGCAACCCGTTTGCCTTTCCCTGTGCCCTTGCCTTTGCTCTTGTCACCGAAGCTGCCCGCTGCGCTCTGACGCTCTTTCGCTTCCTTCTCAGCGACTGGGCCGAGGATCTTCGAAACGAGTGCCGCGCGCTCACTGTCCGACATATGGCGCCGGAACAGATTGCGGGACAAGATTTCTGCTTCGATCTCTTCCTCAGTGCCCGAAAAGACTTCCATTGGAATGTCTTTCGGTGCGAGCTTGAGATCATACGCGATGCCCCACCGCGTATAGCCGTCGTAGATGGTGTCCTTCTTCTTGTTAACAAGTAGAGGCACCTTGATTCCGTTCTCCTTAATGTCAGCAACCATTTCGGCCTTCTCGTCTTTTCCGAGTGGCGCGATCTGACTGAACATTCGGCAGAGCGGATGTATCTTCATTACCTTCTGTGGCATTGTGCTCCTTCTGCTTACGGTTCTTGTTTCTCATCAGAGCAGATGCGTGAACCTTGTTTGACGCTCTGCTGACCCGCTCAGAGCGTGAGCGGGTTTCGAGTTTACTCGCGACTCTTCCTCAGAGCCTGTTGAATGGTGATCGCTGCTTGCACGCGCCACTTGCAATACGGATGCGAGCAGCCGCGATAGTGACGCAGCCGCTTGCCGAGCTCCTTCTTGTTCAGCGGGAAGCCGCAAGGCAGTTTCTTGTTCGGCAGCAAGCGCGGTGGCAGGCCGACGAAATTCATGTCGCGTGCTTTCGTCAGCAGCTTCATCCAGCGTTCCCAATTCCCTGTGCCATCGCCTGGGCGCGAGTCTTTGAGGCGTTCATACACCACGACCTCTGCTTCGGTAATCATTGAATCACCGCCTTGCCGTTGATCTCGATCACGCGCCAGCCGAAGCTATTCCAGCGAGCAGTGGTCGGGAATCGGTTGAGCATCGAGCGCAACCGCACACGATACCGCGCGAATTTCTCTGGCGGTGTCAGTATGAAGTGAATGTCTTCGCTGTGCGTCGGCCATGCTGCATCGTAGCGAAGCATGTCTAATGGGAATGCTCCCCCGCCTTGCACTGTGAAATCAAGAGGCTTTCGCATCGCGCACCTCTTTCACTGGACCGCACCACCAATGACCCTCATCCAAGTCAACGGATGCGAGTCCATATCCAGCACTAGTGCAAACACCATGCCGGCCGTCTTTGAGTGTGACGCGCTTGCCTACCAAGTTGCGTCCCTGATACCTATTGTTTTTCATTTCGTCGTGCTCCTTTCTTCGCTCGCCGCGCTCGCTGGTTGCGAGTAGCGACGCGCTTGCACTGGCGCTCATCGAATGATCGGCGCTTGAGTGCATGTTTCACTTCCACTTGCCGCTGACTCAGTTCGCCATTGCTCGCGCAGGAGTCAGGCTTCCGCGCGTGGCCGTTGCTGTGGTTCTGCTGCCCGCGCAGCCATGCTCCACCGAGCGTGTCAATCAACTCGTTCAGTGCTCGCTGCTGCTGCTCGCGGGTGCGGGTTTGCTTTGCAATGCTCGCTACAGCGCGCAGCGCGACGCGCTGAGCTAGTCTGCGAGCGTCCCTCATCGCAAGAAGCGCAATGGTGGTGTGCTTCTTTTGATCGACGAAGCGCAGCGGATTAGTGCTGCGGCTCTTGATTTGTGTCTCGACATCGAACAGCCATTCGCGGCGTCGATATCCGTTAGGTGCAATTAACATTTCTCTTTGTCTCCTTTTGTTATACGCGTGGAGTCTGCCGAAACAGACTATGCGTGGTTGTCAGCCCCACCAACCTTGCTTGCGTGCCTTGAGGCCAAATAGGCTCGCCGTGTTTGAAGCCCACTGGCTCCACGAAGATCGCAAGCTCGTAGATGAGCAGTTGCGACGGTCGCGAGCTCGCGAGCACTTCTGTCTGCGCCAGCCGAATGGCGAGCGCAGGAATGTGATCTATCCCATAGCCGTGCTTGCAGATCGCGCAGTAATACGGCTTCTCGTCCGTGATGAGGATTAAGTCGCTCATGACATGAACGCGAATACCAACTGCCGCTCTGCGTGAAAGCGATGCCGCGATTCCTTGCAAGGGAATGGTCCGCACATCGCACAATGCTTTTTCTGTTTTACTTTTCTCATTCGTGTTTCCTTCTGTTTGTTGTCCTGCCGATTCAGCAGGCAAGAAGCGCGCGCCCTTTTCGGAAGCGCGCGCCTCGTTGTCTGACGAACCGATTAGGCCGCCTTCGCGAGCCGAGTCAGTTGCGCAAGCTGCGCGGGCTTGAGCGTAGCAATGCGTTCAGCCTTGCGGAGCTCCTTCGCGTTATGCTTGGCATTGTAGAGCGCAGTCCGAAGCGCAGCGGGCGAGCAGGCCTTGAGCCCTGGCATCCCGTGAATCGCTGCAATCACTGCCGCGGGTTTCCAATTCAATTCCGCGAGCCGATGAACGACCACGCTGATCGGGAAACCGAAGAGGCTGCGCTTCGCTTTCGGCGCTGCGCTTTTCTTCGCGGCTTTTTTCTTCGCAGGCTTTTTCACTGCTGCTTTGACTGCCTTCACTGACTTAACCGATTTACCATTCTTAACTGCTTTGGTGTTTTTCATACTACTTGTCTCTTTGTCTAACAGGGCTACGCGGCGCTCGATGAGCGCGACGTGTTAGTTAATGGTCGTTGCCCTAAACGACTCTGCTCGCATCTGCGATCAGATTCGCAGCGCCTGTCACGCGCTGCTGATCTGACTGCGCTTAGCGTCTCGCGCGCGCGCGTTCAATAGACTTGCCCGCCTTGCACTCATCATCGAGCACCAGTGGCGGGGGAAGTGTTATGTCGAGAATCCAGCACGCCATCTTGCGCGCATCCTCAACACTCATCGCCAAGCACTTGTCCTCGTAAGTGAATGTCATTACGTCTTCATCAGCGAGTGCTGCTTCAACTGGAAACGCATACAGCGTTTCGAACTCTTTGCTCTTTGGTTTACTCATATCTCATTGTCTCCTTTTGTTTTTGAACCACTTAAAACATTGATGCCCACCGACCGCGCCGCACTTACTGCAACGCTTCGGCTTTGACTTTTCTGATAACGGCTTCCCACGAACGGCTGTGCCGTCTGCGCGTCGCTCGTTCTTCCAAGCCTGACTAACTACTAAAGCAGCAACTTTGTTTATTGGTTTCATTGTTGTGTTGGTCGTGTCTCATCAGTGCGCGATTGACCTTGTCGCGCAGACGAACGAGTCACCTTAGTGGCTATCGTTCGTTTCGACTTCCTTACTGTATGACCACGCTTACACCTACTCATCTTCGACCTATGCGGTCAGCTTCGGTGTGGCCTATATGATCACGGCATTGTTGTTCTTGAGCTCATCGGAAGCTAGGTGACGTAATACGTTCACCGGACCATCGCTTGATCTTTGAATTGGCAGCAGACGTTTCCTGCTACGGAATTTAACGGCCTGACCCGCGCGCTGCGCGGGAGCGATGTGCAATCTCCGAGACGCCATCAGTTTGTTTGGACACGAACAATGCGCTCAGCATCGAATCTCTTAATCGGATAGCAGCTTGCTAGGCTGCGAAATTTCATTTCAAGGGGAAAAGCGCATCAAGAGAAATGCGCCCCTTCGCTACAATTTTGCTTCAAATCATTTCAGCAGCTTTGGACTTTCGCGATCATCGAAATGTTTGCCACCCACCGCTTCCTACTTTTTTTCGATCATTGAAGATCAGCTTCGGAATCAGAGATGCGCCCTTCATTCATCGCACCTTTTCAGATGCGCCATCCTACCTACCGCGCGCTTCGCTCAAACTGCTTACTTAAGCTATCAAAAGAACCATACTAAGTATAGCAAATTGCGAATAGCGCGCAAGCATAAAATACAGGCCAACTTTGCCCCGAATAGCCCCGCAAATAGCCCCGCAGCAGAGAAAACAGCTTAGCGTGTTTTCACGCTAAGCTGATTGGCCTTGCGCGAGAAGGTTCAGAAATTCAGCGCGCACTGCTGCATCGCGGAAGCAACCTTTGAGCGCGCTGGTCACCATTGAGCTCGTTTGTTTCTGCACGCCGCGACACATCATACAGAAGTGCTGCGCCTCAATGATTACGCCGACGCCTTTTGGTCGCGTGTGCGTTTGCAGCGCAGCGGCGATCTGTTCCGTGAGGCGTTCCTGTATCTGCAATCGGCGGGCGAATACGTCAACGAGTCGCGCGAGCTTACTGAGTCCGACCACGCAGTGGTCAGGCAGGTAGCCGATATGAGCGCGCCCGAAGAAAGGTTGCAGGTGATGCTCGCAGGTCGAGTAGAACTGAATGCCGCGACAGACAATCATCTGATCGTAATCGTCGCGCGCGAAGTGCGCATTCAAAACATCTTCCGGCTTCATCCTGTAGCCCGCATAGAGCTCCTGCCATGATCGCACGACGCGCTCAGGTGTATCGCGCAGACCTTCCCGCGCTGCGTCTTCGCCAATCAATTCAAGTTGCCGCGTGACGACTTCTTGCGCTGCCGCGGCGTAAGAACTCTCCCACGGAAAGACGAGCCACTTGTCGGTGCGCTGATACAGCGCGCGAAATCCTTTCGCTGGAAACCTGACGAGCCACTTACTCCGCGTCGCTCCTGAATCGACAACATCATCGAGTAACATATCAGCGCGCTCCGGCTCCGAAGTAATCTTGAATCCACGCGCAGCAGCGACACCCGCAACGATCGTGCCGCCGCGCGGGATGCCGTAATAGGTCCATCGCCGATCAAGCGAATCGACTTCGTCAATGAGCTCAAGCCACGTTACAGAACGCGCAGGAGCTTGTGCAGTTGCAGGCTTAGTTTCCATTGCGGGTTCGCGAGTATCAGTTTGAGGCAATGCTTGACGTTCGCTTCGTTAGGTGTATTGCCGTCGAAGATCGGAGAGAGGTAGTAATGCTGCGCTTCGACTGCTGGCTCAGGAACGTTCATGTGGCCGCAATGCCTTACGTAGCGCAATTCATCGACTCCATCAGGGAAGTTTTTTCTCATGACATGCTCAGCAACTTTTGGGCTGACGACGATCCAGTCAATCGCGCGCGGTATTTTGTGATTGCCGTTGCTCTCGATGGCCTGCTTGTAGCCAAGCTCGCGGAAATACTCAATCGCTGCATCGCATAGTTGCAGCATCGGCTCGCCGCCAGTCCAGACAATCCAGCGACATGACCACTGCTTGATGTGATCTCTGATCGCGTCGAGCGCCATCGCTGCGCCGCTCGCAAATTCTGTGTCGCAAAAGTTGCAGGTGAGATCGCACCCGCTCAGCCGGATGAAGATCGAAGGTTGTCCCGCGCGCGCGCCTTCGCCCTGAATCGAGTAAAAGATTTCATTCACCTTGAGCGTCATAGGTCGCGAGATTCTTTGAGTCTTCGAATACGGTGACGCGCTGAACGTGCGCGCGCCCCAGTGTTTCCTCTCGCGCGATGCGGTCAGCCATTTTGTAAATCAGCTTCGCGATTCCTTCGCAGGAGCAATCAGGCACAAGCGTGGTGTTGCCGATCTTCTTTGAAACGAGAAAATGCGCGAGCTCTGGCGCGAGCGGGTCACTGGAATTGAGCACAAGCTTGTGATCGAAGGTGCGAGTGATTTCTTCCTTCAAGCTTTGCAGCTTTCCGAAATCCATCACGAACCCGCACTCATCAGTGATAGGAGCAGCGAAGGTGATTTCGAATTTCCAATTGTGCCCGTGAATGAGCGCGCAGTGTCCATCATGTCTGTGCGCGCGATGCGCGAAAGGAATGTCGATGTAAGTCTTCGTGCAGGTCAGCATATCGTTTTCATCCAACCTAACATCTTGTCGAGAGTTTTGTCATGCTCGACTGACGGCGCCGCGATCTCCCATTCATTCAATACGTCGGTAGTAGCGAGCACTTTCAGTTTGCTCACTGCATCAGTGATTGACCATGGCACGAATAAGCGCCGCTCATCATTGTGCAGAACTTCTGGAAAGGATTTGTATGCGGGCGCGAGCGTCGGCACTCCGAACGCGGAAGCTTCCAGTGTCGTGAATGCGACGTAATCTTGCAGCGCGCAGTTGAATTGCACCGACGCGCCTGCAAGCTCGCTGTAGTAATCCAGCTTGCGGCATCCTGTTCGGATCCTCAGCAGTCCGTCCTGCTCAAGATCGCGAGCATCGTCGATCAGCGAAGACCAATTGCTGCGGAGCTCCGTTGCGCCAGTGCAGACAAGAAACTCAAACTGCTCGCCGCACTCGCGCACGACCCGCATGAAGAAGTCAGGCTGCTTCTCCTTGTCCCATCGCGACGAAAAGATCACGCGCGGCTTGTCGCTGCGCGCGATTGCACCGCGACGACGACTGCGAACATCTTCGCTGTCGAATGGAAGCCCGACAACTTGCGCGCCTTTGAGTCCCGCGATGCGCATCGCTTGAGCATGACAAGTGGAAGCGCAGAAAATTCCTGCCGTGACCTGATCGACTAATCTTTCGTAGTGCCTCATCCATCTGCGCATTGGAAAAGTGAAATCATCTTCGTCAACGGATTGCGCCCAGTTGCGCGTGAACAGTTTCGGCGCGCGCTCTTTCTGCTGCGCGAAGATGTAAGGCAACGATTCGAAGCCAGGATGAAAAAGATCGTCGATGTAGATCGCGTCATATTTCACGCCTTCTTTCAAGTCTTTGATGAGCGCCGCCATCTGAGTCAGTGCCCAGTGGCAGCGGCGATGAGCATCGAGCACAACGCCTGTCTCAATGTCACCATCGAACTTATCGCCCGCGTAGATCGCGAGCACTTCGCACCGATCACGCCAGCGCGCAGTCGTCCAATCGCAAAGCATCTCGGTGTAACGCTCGCGATAAGGCTCAAGCGGTAGGTAGGCCAGTTTCATCGACAACGACCTCAGCTCCGTTCTCGCCATCTTCCATCACCGAGCAGCGCGACAACTGAAACGTGTGAACGAGCATCGCTGCAATCTGCTCGCAACTGAGTGGACCGAACTCAGCCGGCGCGCCTGAATTGCGAGTGATGAAGTGTCGAATCTCGCGACCGAACTCAATGATCTCGACTTCGCGATCAAGACTTGTCACTGGCTTCACTGCTTCGATCACGAACAGGTGTCGGTGTCGCTCGCGCAAGTAATCGTGCTTGTCAGGCGCATTCGGCCAGCGATGAAAACCTTCCACCGCGACGCGAACGACGATGCTCGCTTTTATGGCGCGTGTTGGATTGCCCATATGATTGCAGCTTCGGGAGACTTCTTGTTGGCGCGCGTGAAGAAAGCGTTGAGGATGTTTGTCTCTTTGGAAGTGAAGTTCAGAACCATCTGAATCTTTCCTTCCTCTTTGCCGTTCGCGCTCTGCCCGCCTGCGCTTTTCTTGCCGCTGCCCTCTGGCCACTCAAAGGTCGTGATCTCGCGAATGTCTTGGAGCTCGCGCAAGTCGAACGGCATTGTGCCTAGCAGATCGTCATCAGTGAACTCTGTGCCGAGTTCCTTGAGCAGCTTCGACAGTTGAACGAAATCCGTTTCGTATTTTGTCTCGTTGGTCTCAAGCGCGATTCGCATCGCTGCCGCCTTGCTGATCTTGCCAAGATCGCAGACAAGGACTTTCTGCTGCTTGAGCTCAGTGAATGCGTCGTGCCTGTGATTGCCGTTCACCATTTCGAAGCGGCCGCCTTTCAACTGCCGCACAAGGACATTCTCGACTTGCCCGTTGCGCTTGATATTCGCGACGAGCTTTTTTGTCAGCGCAGCGTCTTCCTTCTTATAGTTCCAGTCCGCTTTCACGATCTGCGCAAGCGGAAGGATCCGATAACGCCGATTGCCTACTGCCAGACTATTCCCCGCGCGTTCCATAGCTCTGTTAAATAGTGCGCAAACTTCTCATATTGCTCAATTACAGTTCGGATCATTGCACGGTAACGAAAGGCTGTCGAGCGCGCTGTCGTCACTCTCGCAAGCGACTGCGCGTGGCCGACCGCGATATGAAATCGCCGCTGCACTTCTGAGCGATGCAGCGTCGTCATGCCGCGCCCTGTGAACTGCACGTAAACGCCGCTGCGGTAAATCATGCTCCAACTGGATGAATCACTCGAGTAGAAAGGCACGCGGGTCAGGAACTCATTGTCCACGGAAGCGAACGCGTGGACCTTGCACTTCTTCTTGTAGGCAGCGTGAACGATCTGCATGTAATCATCGAGCGAAAGATTCTTCGTGCGCTTGCCTTCGATGCCGACATACGGGAATTCGTCAATCAGCTTGAGCGCGACCTTTCGTTTCTCGCACGCGTGATAGACCGGCATGATGCGCGAGCGATCTCCGCGCACTGCTTCCAGCAAACAATCGCGCTGCCATTTCTGGAATCGCTCACCATGGATGAGCACTGTGTCCATCTCGACGAACACATCGACAAGATGCAGCGAGCGCACGATGAACTCTGCATAGCCTGCGACATACTCTTTGGGCGGTGGCAGCTTGGCAGCGAGCGTGATCGGGCTCGCGCTCTTGATCGCGCCACCTATCGCGGAGAAGTAAGCGTGCGCGCCTGAATCGCAAACGACTGACCGCGGCTCATGCTTGCGCAGCATCGGCAGAATGTCTTGGCTGCCTTGCTGGCGGCTGATGTCGAAGTAGCTGCTGAAAACATCAATGCCGCTGAATACGCCAATCATCTCAGTGATCGTCGGGAATGTTCCGGCTCCGGCGCAGTAGATTTTCATTCAATGAGACCGTTTATCTGTATGAAAGCGCGAACGCCCTGCCCCGCCACAGCGTTTTGATGCAGCGGGCGACTCATTGTGGCTGGATGCGCATAAAACGCGATAGCGGGCTTTTAACAGCTTAGCGTGAATTCACTCTAAGCTGATTCGCCTAGTAGTAGTGAATGTAGGCGTTCTGGTTTCGATCTCCCGCAATGTTGTCGTGCGGCGGACTGAATGACGGATCCGCGAAGCCGCCTGGCCAGAGTGGGCCTTTATTGAAGTCGAGATACGAGCCGCCTTGCGCATACAAGTCGAGCGTGTTCGCGTCGCCGCCAGTTGACGTGCCTTGCAGTGACGGATTGCTCGCGCCGCTGATATACACACTCGACATTCCTTCTGCGCGCATCCCAGTGCCATTGACAACATACGCAATCGCGCCGCCCAAGAAATTGCCGCCGCGCGCGTGCAAGCCATTCAAGCAATGACTCAAGTAGAGGATCGCAGTCGGCATTCCGGCATTGATCGCTCCAACTGCGAATCCTGCGCTGCTCGGATAGATGCCATCCTGACAACCGTTCACGACAGTCTGATCGTAGGCTTGAAGCGTGCCAATCCCGACGATGCCGAAGACGCAATCACAGATGATGCACTCTCCATGCAGACCAAAGTCGCCTGTGCCCAAGCTCAAGCCACGATTGCCTTTGGGCGAAGCGCCGCCGATGCACATCACTGCTGTAAGCTGCCCGCCGCCTGCGAGCGCGAGAACATAATACCCGCCTTCGAAGACCATGTTCTGGATCGAGCCGATGCCGTTCAAGCAAGTCAAACAATTCTGCCCTGCTGTCGGGCTCGCGGTCGTGTTGACAACTCGCGTCGGCAGCCAAGACAATCTGCTGCCGCTCAGCGAAGTCTCGTTCACGCTATAAGGCGTCTTGCCGCTGCGATTCAAGATCGAAAGATTCACTCCGCCTGCAATCGTGTTGACGACGCGCGCGCCGCCAACCCAACCGACTTTCGTGCCCCAGAGATACACCTGCTGACCGACGACAGGCATCACGCCAGGCACAAGGACGTTCTTGTTCGGCGCGACGTAATTGATCGCAGTGATGCCAGTCCTATCGACGCGCGGCTGCCCGATCAAGTTGATCTGCTTCGAATCAGGATGCGTGAACACGATGCCGTTACCGCTGACATTGAACACACCTGAGTAAACGTGAATCGTCGCTTGCACGCTCGCAGGGATTCTGAATTGCAGCAGATAGTCGTGCGCCTGCTGAATGGTGTCGAACAAAGGCGCTCCGGGTGGCGGTGATGGATAGCTTGTCGGCACATAAATGTCTGTGTTCACTGCGAGCTCAGCGAGCGAGATCGTGACGCGATCAGTCGAATCGGTTAGCAGGATGCCTGGGCCTTGCACTGCGCGCTTGAATTGAAACACGTTCGAAACGCGTCCCGCATACCATCCTGGGCCGACTGCCGGATCAGTGGGAATGTTCTCGGCATCATAAGTCGTGACGCCGCCAATCGTGATCGTGACATCTGTGGCGCGATCTATCTCGACGGTCACATCGAATGCCCAACTCGTTGTGCCGCCTGGGGTCACTGTGCTTGGCGAATCAGCGTAACAGTTCGAAGCGCAGTAAAGCTGATCGCTAGTCGTCGGCACAGGCGCGGGCGACTTTGGCGCAGGCGTGGGTGTGCCGATTGAATCTTTCGGCTCAACTCTGCGGATTTGCACTTTGAGCTTGCGAATCAAATCAGTCTTGCCTTTGAACTCACTTGTGCCAGTTGTGCCGCTACCGCCACCGCCGCCAGTCGTGCCGCCAGCAATCGTGTAAGCCATGATGCCGAGCTCGCGCAGTTGGAAGGCTGCACCGGGTGGCATGTCCCATTCATTCAGCGTGCCACTGACAAGCATCTGCCCGCCGCCGAGATCGACTTGACGAGTGATGGTCACGTTCGCTTGCCAGTTGATGAGCGCGACTAAAGGATAAATGTCAGGATCGCCTGTCGCTGTGCCGCTGCCGATCACCATGCGTTGAATGACAAGCTGCGCGCCCGCGTTCGCTTGGCCGAGCATGTCGATGCCCGCATTCGTGAAAACTTGTTTGTTGAGTGCCATAGGTTAGCTCCTTATGTCTGCTGCTGCTGATTGAATCGTGACTGTAAGCAAAGCCCAGCCGAACGCATACACTGTCCCGACACTGCTGATCGAGCCTAATGCTTCGCCTTCCGGCCAGCGCGATATTGGTTTGTAGCGATTGATTAAATCCATCAGCGCGGGAACTTCGCCAGCAGGAATAATGTCGCCGTTGACGATCACGCGGAATCTGTAGCGATCATGCCAAGTGCCGAAGCCACGTTTCCAGAACTCGTTTACTCCAGTGCCTGCGCTTGTGAAATTGATCGGCGCGCCACCGAGCGTTGCTGCCAGCTGGAATGAGCCAGACGTGGGATTCACAATCCAGTAGGTCGTATCAGCGACGAGCGGCGCTGGAAGCGTGCCTGCAGTTGCTCCATGCCCCGCGCGCACGAAGATCGCTTCGCCGCCTTCTAGCGTATTCTGATAGAGGAATTTGTCATTCGGCACGTTGATATTAGTCGGGCCAAAGGTGTCGATGAACAGGTCTGCATCATCGACTGGATAGTTCGGCGGGAATGGAGTGTGATAGTCGAACCATTCCTGAATGTAGCCGCCGCCTGGCCAGTAAGTGTTAATCACATCATTGACAAGCGCGACGGTGCCTTTCGTGCGATGCCACACAAACGACATTTGAACGAGCTCCTTGCGGAACTCGAAAGGCTTTGTCTTGTCGTAGAGATCGACATGGAACTGCCACGCCAGAATATCAATCAAGGTCTCATCTTCGATTGCCATGATGTTCGGAATGAACAGCACTTGTCCCGTGTCGGTGATGATCTCAAACATCTGATTGTCGAACGCTTTGCAGGCAGCTTGAATCTGTTCGTCGTAAGCAATCGAAGGCGTGCAGTTGTCGAGCAGGCGCGCGACAGTCAGATCATCAGACACTGATGGAATCGCGTTCGGGTCTTTGAGGAAAGTGCTCATGACGTTACGGCCGCTCCCGAATACGTCACCACAGGCGCGACAAGCGGATCATGGCACGCAAGATTGTCGTATGGAATGTCAGTGAAGAGCGCGGTCGGCGAGTTGATCTGGATCCGGTTCGCGCCCGCTTCAAGGCATCGCTTGATGAGCTCGTCACAGTTGAGATCGCGCCCGATCTCGCTGCGCTGCCAGAGAATCCAATCGAGCGCAGCTTGATTGACTGCTGCTGTGATCGCATCGAGCAAGACTTCGTTGGCAGGATCAATCCACCAACTCATATTGAGCGTGTAAGTGTAAATGGTCGCGATCTTCGCAGTGACGAAATCAGTCACAGGCCGCTTCGTGTCTGCGCTGCAAATTGCTTCCACTTGCGCGAGCACATCAGTCGTCGGCAGCAGCCCGTTTTGCATCAGCGGATAAATCCAGACTTCGCCTGCGATGTCTGGCGCAGAATAAACGAGCACAGACATGATGCCTGGATTCGCGCTCAGTGCCCAAAACTCATACGCGTCGTGCGGTCCACAAGTCGAGAAGGATTCAATCGCGAGCCAGATGCGATAGCGATACTGATCGTCAGTCTCAATGTCGCTGCCGCCGCTCGTCACTGTGGTGTTCGAAACAGTGATGCCGAAAGGCTGATTCCAGTTAATCACCGAATTGATCTGCCCAATTTGAAAGCCGCTTCCGATCGCGCCGGCTGTCGCTGCTTGCGCAGGAACGTCAACGCTCAAGCTGCCAGCAGGAATGACGCCTGCTGCGGTCGTCGCGAACACGACTGCATTAGGCGCTTGGCATTGAGTGCCAAGAGGAATCACTGCGCTAGTGGAAAGCGCAGCAGTCAGCGTGAAGCGTAGCGTGGTTAAGGCTGGCTGCGCTTGCAATCGCAATGTGCGCACTCCAAGCAGCGCAGCAAGATTGTCGAGATACGCGTCGGTCGCATACTTGAGGAGATTGTTCTTGCCAGTGAAATCAATTATCACGCGCTGCTGCGATAGCCAGTCGCACACCACTAGCAGATGCAGCCGAACCGGATCGCCTGGCGCGAGTGACTTCGCAATGTTCGTGAGCGCGAGAAACGATGCTTCATAATCAGCGATCACTTCTTGTTGAATGATGGCTGGATCCTTTTCTGCGAAATCAATGTCAGGCACCCATGGCAGACCAAAGATTGGCGCAGTCGGACTGCTGCTTGAAGGCGTGATCGTTGGTGGTGGGACTGTGCCTATAGTTGCCATGATGATTACTCCAGTTGATAGCGTTTATCGTTCACGATTGCAGGTATGCCTGGCCACAATTCATACAGATAGATCAACCGCTTGTCGCCACTATTGTGCGTGACCTTCTTGTTCAGCATCTTCGCTAGGCAGTATGACGCTTCGCCAGTTTTGTCGTTCGGGCCAAGCTCGCCGCACACCGCAGGATAGATCGCTCCTGTCTCGATGTTGCTCGCTTGCGCTTTGCAGCCCATCGACTTCTTTTTCAGCAGCTTCCGGACACACATTGGAATCACGATGTAGCACTCCTCATCCGCGTTGAGGAACTTGCCCTTGTTGTAGTAAGCGGTCTGCGGCTGATAATGTTTGTCGCCGTGCCGCGGACCTGTGCCATCATTGCAAACATCGAGATCAGAGAGGAAGCGCACGTAGCTGTGATCGAGTGTGGCGAAGATATGCACGCCACCGATTGTCTTGATGAGTTTAAGGTCGTCCATTTTGCGCCTCTAGCTTTCCTGCTGCGCGCCCGCCGATGAATCCTACCAGCGCACCGAGCGCAGTATTCGTGATGCTGCTGACGAGCTCGTTCGCGTTCGCCATGTCCATCTCAGGATGAAGCAGCTTCGCGATTAACGTCACGGTCGTGATGAGCATCGTGACGAAGACTACCATTCCAGTCAGCGCATAGATTACGATGTCGAGCGTGGAACTGTTTTGGAAGAATTTCATTTCAGTGTGATGTTCGCTCGGTTCATTGGTTGCGGAATTGCCTGATTCCAGCGCGCGCGCTGCCACGCTCCCATTTGCACCATAGAAGGCGTCGCGCTTGGGTTGGCCGGATCGAGGCTGCGACAGTCGGGCGAGTAAGTCTCAAGGAATTTGTCTGTCTTGTCGCCGTATGCTGAATCAAACAAATCCTGCAACGGCGATGGACCTTTGAACGCGCACGTCCCTGCTTGATAGAGATTCGGATTGCCGCTCGGATAGATCGCTTGCGAACCGTTCGGGCCAGTCGAAAAAACAGGAGCCCAAACGTGCGGCGGGCAAGTGGCTTGCCGCGCGACAGTCATCTCGCCGTAATGATCGCCATACGCAGTTTGGTTGTTGCAGCGAATCGTCTGCACATCGACACTCGCCTGCGGAATGTTATTCGGATAAGGCGGGCTCGATGTGAGAATCACTGAGCGGTCAGGGAACAGCGACATAAACCAGCTCGTCACCACGCCAACCGCATTGACGTAGTTTCCAGTCGAGCCAGTCATGCCAGCAGGATTAGGCGTGCCAAGTCCGTAGCCCGCGGGTTGCGACTTCGCGATGTTGTCCATCTGCGTGAACTCGCCCTGCATTATCAGCCATTCTTGAATGTAAAGGTTCGGCACGCTGCAACCGGACGGACAACCACCTGCATTCTTTGTAACGTAAACATCAGTCGCAGTCGGGTCTAAGCATCCAGACGTGTTGTGATCGCAGACCGTTGTGTTGGTCGGGAAATGAGTAGCGTAGTTCAAGTCATCTGTGATCTGTTTGCCGACAATGCAGTTCAAACCCGTTGAATCGACACAGCTTGGATTAGATCGCCCAGTGAAATTTGCTGACGCTGAATGCACGATGCAGCGCGTGCCTGAGTTAGTCAGTGTAGCATCGTTCACAAGGATGCTGAGATCGGTATTCTGGCACCAGGTTCGCATGTCGATTGCCTTCGCTGTGCCAGTGATCACAAAGTAAAGCACCAACTGTTTTCCGGCTGTGCTCTCAAGCGATGAAATGTGCGCTGCATAAGCATTGAGGAAGTTGTGAAACTTCGTCTGAAACCGCGTGTCCCAAATAAACGGCATGTATGGATCGCCAGTGTTGGTCTGATCGGCGTAATCAAGATTGAATTGGTAAATGCCTGGACTCGGGCTCGCGTAAATCCAGTGGGGACAGAACGCGCCTGCTGAGACTGAGATGCCGACGAACTTGCCTGACGATGCCGCCATTGAGAGCACTGCATCGAGATCATTGCCGACACCGAGACCGTTAGAGTTGATTGAATCTTTGCACGGCGAGAAGCCGGGAGAAGTGTTCCACGCATAAGTGCCTTCGGTGACTTCTTGCGTGTTCCATGACAAGCGCATCCTGACTCCGTCGATGTTGACATTATTCCAATCCGGATCAGTGCACACCGCATCACCAGGCGAGTAAAGTTTCACGATGCCGACCGGCTGATTGACAATCGCTGGATATGGGAAACTCGCGCAAGGAGTTTGCAGACCAGGGCCAGCTGGCGGCAGATCGAGCGAATCTTGCAGCTTGTCAACGTAAGGCTGTGGCTTTGGCGGTGTCGGCGCTGCGGGCGCGAACAATGCGATGCCTAGCAGCGCGCCTGCTGTTGCACCGAGCACGACGTAAGAGAATAAGCGAGCGATTGATTTCATGTTCTTAGTTCCAGTTGCCGATGAAGGTGTCTGTATCTGAGCCGACTGCTTCAATTTCAAACCATGAATCTGCGCCGACCACAGCAGTAGCAGCGACGCTCACCGAGAATTGCGGAATGATCGTGCCGCCTGTGCTCACTCGCATCCGGCCTTCAATGTTAGCGTAGCCAGTTGTGCTTGCGGTTGCTGTTGTGATTGTCGAGTTCGATGCAGTGATGTTTTCCGAGAAGCCGCCATTAGCGACAGTGCCTAGCGCGCCCTTGAAGGCGGCGCTGCTCCACTCAATCCCAGTGATGGTAGCGGTGCCGCCGATAGCGAAACCGAACGAGCCGCTTGAGCCTGCCATCGAGCTCAATGTGAAATGAGACCGGAATCGAAATGTAGTATTGCCTGCAACTGTTAACTGACCATTCGTTGTGCTGTTGAACAACTTCTGCAATGATGTCGTGCTGCTAGGTGTCGTATAAGCAGATGTGAGACCAATCCATTGACGCGCAGGCACGACGCCGCGCTCGCCAGCCTGCCGCGTGAAAAACATTCCTTTGTTATTAGTCTCCACGTCGCCAGCATTAGGAGTCGTTTGCAGCGTGCCGCCTTGAGCGATGTTAAACGCAGGATTCGCAGTCGTTGTGGCAGGAAAGATTTTATTCGCCAAAGTCTCTGTGCCTGATCGCGTGGCGACGATGCGCGAAAGAGCTCCGTTGCCGAACGTGATCACGCCACCGCCTGAATCGTAAGCAATCGAGCCCGCAGCTACAGACGCGCCACCGCTGCTGTTTTGTGGCAGGATCAAGCCGCTATTGTTCGCAGTCGCGGTCAAGTCTATCGTCGCTGCGCTCGTAAATGTATTGGGCGCGCTCAGCGATGCGCCACCGCCTGTCGCAGATGCAGCGAACGTCACACTATTCGTGCCTGCATTCGTGGTGATCGTCATGCCACTGCCAGCGACGTAGTTGATCGTGTCAGGCGCAGCGGCAGCGACAACACTCGTCTGGCCGCTCACAGCCACAGTGCCGAAAGCATTAGTCCCGCCTGCTGAGGCAGCGGTCGTGACTGAGCCATCATCGTTGATGCCAGTGATTGATTGCCCTGCCACAGCAGTATGACTCTGGATGCCATGATTGACTACGCTCGCGTCATTCTTCGCTGCGAAGTTCTTGCTGGTCGAATCAACATAGATTCTTGTTTTGCCTGACGTGGAAGCAGCAGGCGCGACCATGTTAGTGATCGTGACGTATTGATTGATCGCGTTCGTGTTATCAATCGTCTTGTTGGAAAGTGTCTCACCGCCATCGCGCGTCGCCAGATAGCGCGCGACGGTAGCAGTGCCTTGTCGGAATTGCTGCGCTGTAGAATCGAATACGAGCGCGCCGGCTGTAGTCGGAGCAGCGCCTGCAATCGAAGGCGGGAGAAAAGAGTTCGCGCCCGTCTGCGCTGCAAGATTGAGCACGCCTGATGCGCCTGCTGTTATCGTCGTGCCATCAGTCGAGTAAGTGCCCATGCCGCCGAAGGTTGTCGAGTTGACTTGATATTGCAGCGAGCCTGCCGAGCCGCCCGGCGCGCTGCCGCCACCGCCAGCTGGTGTCGCCCATGTTGAATCTTCGCGCAGGAATCGAGTCGTGCCTGCTGTCGCGCCTGGATCCGGCACAGCGCCGTGCGCGTGGCTCGCGCCTGATGCAACAAAGTCAATTGGGTTAAGCACAGCGCCAGTCATTCCAAGACCTGTGCCAAGAGTGATTTCTTGCGGCGGCCCTGTGCTGAGCGTGCCGCGACCTAACAGCACTCCGAGCGCGGACACATTCTGCATCTTGGCATACGTCACCGCGTTATTGGCAATCGTCGCTGTCACTGAGCCTGTGCCGCTTGCAGTCACGTCGCCTGTCAGTGCTGTGATGCCACCGCCACCACCGCCCTGCCCGATCGGATACGCGCGCCATCGCTGCAATGCAGAATCGTATGTGATGAGTGCCTGCTGATCTTGCGCGAGCACAATGTCTGCGCCAGTGCCACTGTGAATCTTATTGGCAGCAGTAGTGCCAGTCGCGCTTTCATGCTTGAGCGTCAGCGCGAACGTTCCTGTGTTGGTAATCCAGAACGTCATTCCGTCGCCACTCGTCGCACCTTGCCCGAGGGAAAAGCTATTGATGTTGCGCGCTGCTGTGCCGCTCCAGCGTTGAAGCACTTGCGTGTTGCCGTTCAGATTCCAATCTGTCTTGTCAGCAGTGAGCGAGTTCGTCGTTGAATCTTGATAGCCGAACGCAAGCGAGCCGTCACCGTTCACACCTTTGCAGATCATCGGTTGTGTCGCTGTGCCTGTAGCGACTGTGCCAAGCGCGAGCGGAATGATCGTGACTGAATTAGCTTGCGGCGGTGTCACTGTCCAAGTCGTCGATGGAGCGAAAAGATGAATGTCAAAGACCAACTGCTTGCTCGGCGTTGTCGGGTCTGTGATTGTATTGATCGTCGGCGTTGCCCAAATCCAATCGTAATCAGCAGCACTGTTCTTTTTCAGAAACGTATTTGTCGCGCCACCTTTGATCGCTGTGACGCCTTTGATGTGCGTCGAGTCAACCCAAATCGGCAATTGGTCTGCGGTCGGCGTGCCACTATTGCTGACATTCCCGCTGCCTGCGCCTGTCGCAGTAAGCGTCGTGCCAAGCAACGAGAGTCCTGAGCCGACGGTGATCTCTTGTGGCGGGCCTGGGCCGAATGATGTGCGGCCTAACAAAACCTGAGGGGTTACAGTCTGCATCTTGGCATAGGTCACGGCAGCGTTGTCAATCGTCCAAACACTGCCAGTGCCGCTCACTGTGATGTCGCCTTTATCAGCGTCAATCAATGCCCCGCTCGCTACCCATAAACCATCATCGCGCAGGAATCGGCTGCCAGTGCCTGATATCGGGCCTGGGTCTGGAACAAGACCTTTTTGATTTGCTCCGGTCGAGCTTGAGAACGTTGTTCCATTCCAGTAATCAGTGCCAAGCACGGCAGGCGCGACAACGCCACTGGTTGCCTTGAGCATCCCTGACACAGTTGAAGCTTGAACTGACTTGCCGCCCGTGCCGTTGAACGTCACCATCTGCCCGCTCGTCACCGATGAAGGAAAATCGCTCGCCTTGATCTGCGCGTCGTTCGTGACGCTGCCGAGACCTACATCAGCGGGAGTGAACGATAGTGCGAGCTTGAAGTTTGCGTTGCTCAGCAGCGAGACTGAGTTATCAGCATTGATTCGAAGGAACGTGATCGCGCTCGGATTGCCGACCGTGAAGATGCCACGCCCGACAGTCGTGCCGCCTAGCGATGTGAGATGAGTCGTCGCTGATTCAGTCGCCATCGAATTGTCAGCGTTGACTTTGAGGAAGCTGATCGCGCTCGGATTTGGCAGCGTAAAGATGTTACCGCCAACTGTTGTCGCGCCGAGACTTCCGCGACCTGTCGCCGGCACTAGCGCACTTGGGCCGCCATCCCATTTCAAGCGATCAGTGAAAGCAGTGTCCCAGTTCGCTGTGGTTACTTCGCTTGGCGGACCGGTGCCGGGCGGCATACGGCCGATCACGACACCGCCACCGCTCATGTCAGCGAGCTTGGGCAGCGTCACCGAACCGTCTGTGATATGCGCAGTCGAGATCGCGTTGTTCGAAATCACAGTTGTCATCGTGCCACTTGTCGAGACAGGTCCGTTCAAGTCGCCGTTACCGAGAGTCGCGCTGGTTGTCCATGTCGCGATGTGCCCTGCGCTCGGTGGCGTGGTCGGATCGAGCAGCGCGATTGTGCCACTTAGATTTGGCATTGTGATAGTTTTGAGTCCGCTGATCGCAGCAAGATTGAACTGAATCTGCTTTGTCGAAGTCAGCGGATCCTGTAACGTGAACTTCGCTCCCGCTTGCGCGAGAATTTGTGTGCCATCCCAAGTCAGCGATGGAATGCCACCGAAAGCAGTGCCGCCATTGTTGTATTGCAGTTGCCCGTTCGAGCCACCTGGCGTTGATGTGCCGCCGCCACCACCTGTGACGGTGAGGCCGATCACATTCAGTCCAGTGAAGTCATAATCGACACCGCTCGGAATGGCTGGCGGCTTTTTCACCGCATGATTGTCAGTGCGGAATTTGATCGTGTCGGTTTGCCCTAGTGCGGTTGATGCTGCGAGCAGCAGCGCGAGTAATAGTTTTTTCATGTTAATCTACCTTTGCCCAGTATTTGGGATTTGTTGTTGCGTCAGAGTCATTCGGATCGACGTGCCCAGGATTCGCCGGATCAGCAGCGCCGCTCTTGATATACCAGTTCTGCTCTTCCATGATGCCTGATGGAGTGCCTGTCTCAGCGTCAGGATCAATCACGATCGTGAACAAGGTCTTGATCGGCAGCCCGAGTGTCGGGATGCTCGCGAGTGAAGGCTTGGTGTAAACATTATCCCGCAAGCAGGTGATCTCGTAATGATACACCGCAGCGACGGGCGTTGGCGGAGTTCCGACTGATGGTGGCATAGGTGGTTCTGGTGTTGTTGGAATTACAGTTGGCGGCGTGATCGGAATCGACGTTGCTGTGTAAGGCGTGTCGGTTCCAAAAATTACGTTGCGAATCTGCAATGCCAGATTGACGATCAAGTGACCGTTGAGCGCATCAGAAGCGTCAAACTGAATGTCCACGACTTTTGCGCGCGGTTCCCAAAAGTAGATCGCGTCGATGATCGCTACTGTCGCCTCTGCTGCTCGATTGATCGGCAGATCGACAATCGACGAATCAATGCCGAGCAAGCGTTCAAGCGCGGCGCTGAATAAAGGCGTAGTCAGGATTGTTTTGACGTTCTGGAAAATCTCTTTGTAGCTGATCGCGCCGAAATCAATTTTGGCGAAGCTCGCCATGTTCAGCGGGAAGCCGTCTGCATCTGCGAATTGCAGCCGCCAGTTCACGTCGAGTGCTGATATTGCAGGCGTGATCATATTGCTCCTGCTCCGATGAATCCTGTTGCGAACCCAGGCAGACCAAGTTGCGACAGCAAGCCTTCCGTGAATGGAATGTATTCCGCGAACTGCACATCGAGATCGACTCCGATCAGCTTGCCGCCGCTCAGCCAATACTTGTGCTCTTCGGCGAGATCAGTAATCACGAACAACGAAAGGCCAGGCCCCATCGGTTTGCCGCCCACGATCAGCGGCGCCATGATTGCGTTCTCATGGAAGAAGTGCCATTGCGCGAGCAGCGGCAGCGGATCTCCGCACCAGCTCGCGTTGAGGCTGATCTTCATACTGATCTTGAGAAGATCGTTGCCAGCCCACTCGAGTAACGGCTTGCGAAGATGAACCATGTGCGAACCATAGCGGCCAGTATACTTGCGCGTGATGCCAGAGAAGGTGTGAATCCGGCCTTGCGCTTTCCCGAAGATGATCGCTCCGTAAATTCCTTCCATGGCAAAACAGCTTAGCGTGTTTTCACGCTAAGCTGATTCTCCTTTCCAGTTGCGCGATGCGAGCCTCAAGTGCCTTGATGCGTTCATCGAGCGCGCTGTCAGCTTCCGCGAGACCGCATGAGGAGTGCGGGCCGTCTGCTGCGTTATGGATCCCGCTTGTCGTCATGTTGCCAGTGTGAACCACATCGCCGTTCAAGTCGATCTCGTTTGCTGTGATGATCGCTTTGCCGCCAGTTGAATTGAGCGCGATGTCGCTGTCTGCGATCACAGTGACTTTGCTCCCGTTCTGCGCGTTGATGTTGATATCCTTCTGAGTCGTGATCGTGATGCCGCCTTTGAAATCCCAAGTGAGCGTGACGCTCGCGCCGTCATTCGCGTCGATCTTAATCACGCTGCCATCATCGTAAATTGTGTAGTCGAGCTTCGGATCAGTGACTGGCGGCGGCTTTGTCGGAGTGTAGAAACTTCCGACGACCATGTAATCGCTTGTCGAGTTCGGCAGCTTCGCGAGCAGCACAGGAGTGCCGAGCCGCGGAATTGCAAAGCTGCGCTTCGCTGCTGATGCAACTTGCATCACTGGAATGGCGCGCGTGATGAGTGGCGTGCCGTTATGGTCTTTGCGATCAGGCAAGATCACGCGCACGTTCGCGTGCTTCGAATCACACTCGATCTTTGAAACGAAACCGATTACAACAGACGTCGCGAATCGCTTGTCCCAACCTTTGATGAAGTCGGTTTGATCGAGCAGCGGTTTGAGTGCCATGAGTTCAATATCCGACAAGGCACTTTCGCGCCGTTAATGAGGTTGTGAACATTGGGCCGCACTTGTGCTCGATCTTTTCAGCGAACCACTTGCCATCATAATTGCCGACACCCACAAGCAGAAATGTTTGTCCAGATGCGATGAGCGGACAGCCTATCGACAGATCAATCTGCGCGTGGACCTGATCTTTGTTGTGATGCCGAAGCTTTGCCTTTGCGAGTCGCTGATCGCTCGCGGAAGCTCCCGCGCCGCTCCAACTGTCTGCTGCTCCTGCATCATCGCGAGTATCGCCGCCATCATCACTGCCACCATCCTCTTCGTCTTGTTCATCAGTGGCTTGATTGACGTTCGTGTGCCAATCGTCTGCCGCATCAGCGTCGCCCGCAATCGCAGTCTCGTAGTGCGCTTTGCCGCTCGCTGGATCGACATGCGAGACCGTCACTTGCTTCATTGTGTCAATCAGGCGCGTCGTGAATTTGCCGCCGCTCATCCGAAAGCATCTCATGCCTGGCGCTGCTGCCAGTTGTCCAAACACGATTGAGAAGGAAGGCGCAGTCGCTTCGATCACTGCCTCATCGAAGATCACAAGCTTTCCGCGATGCAGCTTGATCGCCAGTCCCGCGTCGCGGCATCTGTGCATCAGGAATTCCAAGCTGCTCTGCTCAGTCTGCTCGATGCGCGAGTAAGACGGATTGTATTGCGCTTCATAATCGAGCGTCAGGCCTGCTGCCTTGTTCTCATCAACGATCTGCTGCGCAAGCTTCATCAGCGTAGTGTTGTCCCAGCCGCGCGCTTGATCTGTCGCCTTCAAGTAGGAGCTCGTCGGAATCGAGCTCGCTTTAATCGAAACTGTGTGCTGTGGAAGTTCGAACTCGATCTCGTCAATCCACAGCCGGCCGCAATCGAGATTTAGTGCAACCGCGTTCGGCGAATACCATTGCTCGGCGACAATTCCCACGTCAAGGAACACGCCTTTGCCTGGCATCCAGTCGCTGATGAAACGATTGTCGCGATCTGCAAGCTGCAAGTGCAAGTCGTCTGCTGTCTGGCCGTCTGCGCTGTCAACATATGCCATCGAAACAAAGTAAGGCTCAAGCTTGTTGAAATACTCAAAGCCATTCAGCATGATCGACGGATGCGCTGTGCGGACTTGCCCGATCATGGCGTGATGGTTGCCGACTTCCACGGCACTAGCGGAATTTCAGTCACAATATCAATCGGTGGCACAGCGACTTTGATGCCGCCTGAGAACTGCACGATATGCGCGATGCGGTAGTTCTCTTCCAGCAAGCGATACATCAGGTGCTCATTGCCGCGCTGCATTCCATACACTTTGAGCGCGATCAAGTCCCACCAGTCGCCTTGAACAGTGACATAGATCGCGTCGCCTGCTGGCAGCGCAGTCGAGTAAACTGGCGTCGGCGGTGGCGGTGTGCCAATCGAGCCATTCCCAGTCGGTGTCGGTGGAACGGGCGAAGGTGTGAGTCTAGGAATAGCCACCTTCATACGACAAGCGCCTTGCCTGATATTGAGCCGCCTTGAATTGATCGACAAAATCATTCATGTGATCGCGCAGGCGCGTGCTCATGCTGCGCTGAGCTTCGTCTGTGGCGTCGCCGTGGATGATGATGCTCGGAGTGAAATTGTAGTGATGCGTGTCGCCGCCGCTGCGCAGCATCATGTTTGGATCTGCGCCCATTCTCGCGAGCGCAGCTTGCCAGCCTGAAAGCTCGCTGGCATTCGTGCCGTAAACATCATTCGATGCGCCGATCGGTGAGTAAATCTGCGCAAGCTCAGCGAGCGTGCGCGCCTTCGCATACGGACCTTTCCCTTGATAGATGCCACGCGACATGAGTTCGACTTGCCGGAAGATTCCTGCGCGCGCTGCTTCCATATCTGCGAAGTGCGTCGGTCCGCCGCCGCCTGGTGAAATGCCGAGCGGATTCAAATCGCGCCCTGCCACATTCTCCTGCTGCGCGATGGCCATCAGTAGGCGCGGGTCAATTCCATACTGCGCGCCTGCCTCTTCGAAAATCTTTTTGTAAGGCTCAAGCTTCGCGCTCGCTGCGACATTCGCGAGCGTGCCTGTAGCCGCTGCTGCCGCAGCCGTTGGCGCAACGTTAGAGCCCCATGTAACGTGCCCTGTCGGCAGACCAGCACTGGGCGCAGGCGCGCCTGAATATGGTGGCGGCGTGGGTGTCGCGCGCTTCGCGTCCCACGGCCAGTGCGGCGCGAGATTCGGATCAACCTTGTGTCCCCAAATATCAACGCTTGGATCCCAAAAGTTCGACAACGGACCTTTCTTCGGCATGTGATGCAGATCGCGGAATCGCTGATTCGATTTGGTGCCCCAATCCCTGAGCCAAACCAATACTGCTTTGATGTCTTGGAGTGTTTGCAGATCGCTTTTCAACTCGTCGGCAAGCCATTTGCCAAAGGCTGTGCCGAGAGATTCTTTCAGTTGCTTAGTGGCAGTGTCCGCGCCAAAGAGTTCAACTTTGAAATCGCGAATCGTTTGAACTAGCGCGTCCCAAATCACTGGCATGTTTTCGGTCTTCGACATTTCCGCGATGAAGTCACTCATGTCCTGAGCGAGATCGCCCACGACTGGCAGCAGCAGGTGTCCAAGCTGATGATACAACGTATCAATGTTTTTCTGCGCGACTGCGATCTGGCCTATCGAGTCTGCTGCCCTGCGAATACTCTCGCCGCGAGCGAAGTCTATGCGCCGCATGAGATCATCGAGCCGCGACTGATAATCTGTGAACTGATCTTTCCAGCCTTCCGGCAGGAAGATGCCGTATGCTTGCAGCCCGCGACCTTTGCCGCCGAAAATGGCTTTGTTCATCGCTTGCGCGAACTCTGCTGCATCCTCTTCGCTCGCGCTCACGCCTTTGATCGCGACAAGCAGATCACCCATCGCGCCTACTGAGTGCATGATTTGTTTTGTTGGCACACCGCCTAGTGCAAGCTGCTTCGCGAGCGCATCGTAAACGTCTTTCCGCAGCACGCCTTCCTTCGCGAGCGCGATGTTATTGTTCTCGATCAACTCAGCTTGACCTTTCGCGTAAGCGAGTGCCTTCTTCATGTCGCCGCCGCCCATTGCCCTGATCTGATTGTTCTTCAACAACAGCACTTGGATAGACTTCAGGCGTTCTTCCTCTTTGATCGCGAGATCAAGTGCCTTTTTCATTACCGCGGCGACACTGAAGGCGCCTGCGATGCCGATCAGATTCGTGAACGCGCTGCTGATGCCACCAACCGCAGTCTGAACTTGTTTGCTCGCGGTCTCTAACTGCTTGAGGCGCGCTTGCGCTGCTCGCATCGTGCCTTTGAACGACGCGAGCAGCTTCGCGCCAATCGCGAAATCAGCTTCGTATTGTTTGTGAACAGCAGCCATCTTGTTACTTCTGCGGTTTGTTATCTTCGTTCACTTGTCTGACGAGCTCGTTCATATACTCCAACACTTCCTTGATAGGCAGCTTCAGCCAGTAATCCACCGCACCCATGCCTGCGCGCGCGAGCCGCACGCTGATCGTGCGCAAGGAACCGGTTACGCTTTGTCCTCTTCCGGCGAGCTGCCACAGGCTTTTAGGACTTCAATCCGGAGCGGCGTGTAATAGCGCCGTGGCAACTTCTGAATCACCCCCAGTGGCACGTTGGCTCGATGCGCTGCGATGATCTGATGGTAAAGGTGCTTCATCTCTGGCAGCACAGTCTCATCTTTCTCAGGCTTGTAGCGATGCGTGAACTCCCTCTCTGCGCGCTGGAAATCTTTTCCAGTCATCGCGTCGAAGTCGAAGATCAGCACTTCATACTTCTGGCCGTCGAAATCGAGCGGCGGAGTGAGGATCATTCGCAGCGGCAGGCGCGGCGGTTCAATCTTGAGATTGCGATACTCCTGATTCGGTTGCTCGATCTCGGTCGTGTCGTTATTGCTGCGCTCTGCCGTCTCAGGCAGCGCGCCTTCTCTTTTCTGTAGCAGTGTTTGGTCCATGACTGCCTCTATAGCACAGAAGTCGCAAGCGTCACATTCCGATCAATTGTCGAATCCGCGCGCCAGTGTCCACAAGCGTGATGCCATTCGACCAGCGACACACTGCATTCTCCTTGTTCATTTCGAACATGACCTTGTCGTTGAACAGTGCGCGGATCCCGATCAGTTCATACTCGCTGACCGCTTCGCCTTTCGCGCCGACTTCCAGCTTGCCCAGGTTAAAGCTTTTCGGGCAAGTGGTCATGACGAATCGCCAGCCGTCATGAATGATCTGCCCTGTGCCGCTATCGTGCGATTGCACCGCTGCCCATGCGTCAAGCTGCGCGCCGTCCTGAATCGTCGCAAATACGGCGTCGTCAGTGATCGCGAGCCAGTTAAGCGTCACAGTGATCGCTTGGAAGTGCGCTTGAATCGGCATGTCGATCTCGCCAAAGATGCCGCTGCCTTTGAGCGAGTCAGTCAGGTTTTGCAGATTGCCAAGTGTGACGTCCGCCAGCCCGATTAGGCGGCGACCGTCTTTGAAGATCGAGTAATTCGCTACATGATTTGGGATTCTCATCTAAGTGTTTCCTTCTTTGTTTTCTGAGTTACGCCGCTGCCAGTGATACGTCTTGGAAGAGAGTCGCAATATACGGAACCCAATACTCCACACGGAAGTCGAGCCATTCAGCAGGCGTCGGGACTGCGATGTAAATATGGAACACGTAATGCCCATTGAGCAGTTCCGTGGTCGGGTTTTCGTCTTGCCGGAACTCGATGCGCGCGCCGAGCAGTGCTTCGGTCGCAGCGAGTCCATCGAGCCAAAGCTGTAGCGAATTGACAACCGCGTCGATCAGCCGGCGATTGCCTGGGTCGTCGACTTTTTGCCAGATCGTCAGCACAGTCGTGTTGCCGATATAGTCGAACATTCGCTTCACTGGAATGAACATATCTTTGACGTCTGTGTTGCTCGGATAAGCAGCAGTGCGGTTGCCCCATGAGCGCCAGCCGCCAATGAAGTTGAGCGCAGTCACGATGCCCTGACTGTTCAGGTAATTGGCATCGAGCAAGTGCATCGGGAGCTCGGTGCCATCATCGAGCAGCAGCGCGTTCATCCGCAAGTTTTTGTTCGACGGTGAGTAGTAAGGCAGACCGTTGCCTTTGTAAGTGTCAGTCCATTGCAGCAGCGGCCCTTGCTGCGATGAGAAGTTGAACACCTTCATTGTGCCATCGAGCGCGATCAGCGCAGGCTTGCCGAACAAGCACTCCTGCCGTGGGAAAACGATGTTGTTCGAGTTCTTCCATGCTTGCGCTGCAGTCGGTGTCTTCGCTGTCGCTGTGTCCACGTCAATCAAGCAGGTGCAAGCAAAGCAACCGTTGATGTTCTCGCTCTTTGCTTCCATCACTGCCGCGACGGTTGGATCCTTGCTGAACTTCGGACACACGATCACGCCCGGCACGATGCCCGTTGATTGGAACACATCTTCGATCACCTCAAGCCCGCTGCGCGCGCCTGTGCCACTATCAATGCCACCAATCACGTCGGTCGCATCAATCGGCACGCCACTGATCGCAAAGCCGCTCACAAAGACTGGCGACGTGTCGGAAGGAATCGCGCCTGTAGCAACGCGCGTGATAACCCAAGTGCCAGTGCTGCTGAGCGACAGCAAGTAGTCAGTGCCGAGCACGTAAGGTGTGCCGCCACTCGTCGCCGCGACGACAATATCCCAAGCGATCAAATCATTGTGGCCTGTATCGACTTGCCCATTCGCAAGCGTGAATGAAGTCGCAGGGAAAGCGATCTTGCCATCCTCAGGATTGTTCACGGGGACATAGATCACCGGATACATACCGAACTCGACGAACTGCGCATCCATGTGCTCACAGATGTCGTATTGCTCCCAATCGAGCGAGAAGCCGAGTGCCAGCACAGCTTCCTCATAGGTGTTGAACAGATTTGGTTTGTTGACTGCATCCTTTCCGTTCTGGACGAGATGCAGCGGCGCGGATCCAAAGACCACGTTCACGCCAGGCAAAGCTTGAACGGGACTGATTACGCTTGTCGGGACGTCAGACCAACTGACGCCATGTTTGAAGAGACCGAGATTAGGCATGGTGTTTTACCTCACTTGTTGTTGTGCGTTTGTTTGCTTGCGGCCTTTCAGCCAGTTTTGAACTTCGCGATAAAAGGTTACATACTTGCCGCGCGTGCCGCGCATGTTGTGCGCGTAATCGAAGTCGAGCTCGCGACGGACTGCGCCTGCTTCTTTGACCGGCACGACGAGCGAACCGACAGCCGGACACTGCGCGATGATCTCCTTGAGGCGCGGATGCAGACCATTGTGAAAGACAGTGCCATAGCCGACGCCGAAAGCGTGCAAGCGCGGGCCCAAGTAAATGTGTTGATCGGTAATCATGGCACAAGATTTTCTTGCCGTGTTTCTAAACTCTCTGCTGGCACTATGCCAAACGTGTCGGGGAACACCCACGGACGCGCGCTCAAGAGTTGCCATTGCGTTGTCATCTCGCCGATGAAGTGTGGGTAGTAATCGGCTTGCGGCGATTCGATGAACTCCCAGTCGATAGGCGGCACAAGCGGAAACGCTTTGTCCAGTCCCGCTTGCCCGAATTGCATCAGCGCGATTCCAGCAGCTTCCATCATGTTCAAGCAGTCCTGATAGCCGCTGCTGTCAGGATTCTCATCGTAGGTCGTGAAACAGATTTTCACTGTGGCAGTCGTTGATTCGATGTCGATCTTCGCCTTCATCGCTTGCACGATGATGTTCGGCACATTCGCAAGCTGATTGACGTCGATCTCGCCTGTCACCGTGCGCGGCACGCGGCCACGAAACACTCGCGGCGCGACTTTGAGCGCGAGCGTTTGCTGTCGCGTCCCTGGATCATAAGACACTGGCGGCTGATCTGGATCGAGCATCGTGTCAGGCTGTGGCGCGACTGCTTGCGACACGCTGAGCGTGGGATTGTCGAGCCTGATCGTTGAAAAGAGATTCGTCAGGAAGCCGACAAGCGTGCGCTCAAGATCAAAGGCAGTATGAGTGCGAATGCCTTTGTCGTTCGCAGGCAATGTCACTGGCTCTGGAACTGCCATTCCCATAGTTACCAAGTCGGTTTCAGAATCTTCAATCCGATGATGATGAACAGCGCGAGCTCAACTGCTGTGTTCAAGCGTGGCCACCACGGCCAGGCTGTGCCCGCGAACAGTCCAACCAAAATCAGAATTAACAAAACCCAATAGATGATCGTGAGTAATCCCATAAGTGTTCCTTTCAGTATTTGCCACGCGAGCGTTCAAGCACTCGAGTGATTTCGTGATCAATTCGTTTCGCCAGTGTGTCCCCCATCGCTTTATTAACAGCAGGTCCGACGTCTGGCTGAGTCGCCATGATCGGTGCGCCGATCGTTACTAAATGTTGAATCGGCAAGCGAGCAGCGCCGACGCGACGGAACGGTGCGATGTGACCGCTCTCCATCTGCGCGACGAATCCTGTGCGGATGAATCCGCCACCACCTTTCTTCACTTGCGCGTAGAGCGGCCGCTTGCTGCGGATGCTCTTCGGCGAGAAGCGAAACTCCGACAGCGCGAGCATCCCTTGTCTCAGGATGATGTGACCTTCCGGCTTGCCGAATGTCGCTTTCATCACGGCAATCGGAATGTCTTTCGCTTTGATGAGATACTTCTTCCGGATCTCGCGCTTCACGGTCGTCTTGCCAGATGCAAGCGCGCGATTGACAGCAGCAGTGAGCGCGCGCGGAACACCATCCTTGATGTTACCGAGCGCAGCGGTCAGCCGCTTCATCTGCTTCGGGTCAATCTGAATTGCGACCATGTTTAGTTGCTTCCATAGAAGGCAGGCTGGCTGCGCGTCGCGCTCAGCGCGATCACATACTCGCCTTCTTCGTGAGTGATCTGCAAAACTTCCCACACCTTGTTGGCGGGTGAGAACAACACCTCACCCGCCACAGGAGCACGCGGGAGATCGACTTCTTTGATATGCAGCAGCACGTCACCCATATAGACGCCATGCGTCGCAACGACAGGCTGGCGCTTCGCTGCTTCCTCATCCCACACCACTTGCGCGGTGAAAACTTTGAAGCCGCCTTGCCCGTCATTGATGCGAAACTCGCGCGTCTCGGCGAACTCGTCCGTGTTGTGAAACACGTTCACCAGATCGGGCGCGAACTGCTGCCTCAGACTCATAAGCCTAGCGAGAGGTTACTTGCGGTTCTTCTCGATTGCTTTGATGATGTCGGCTTTGTGCGTGGCGCCGGTCAGGTCTGCACCTTCCTCTTGCGCAATGTCACGCAACTGATCGACGGTGTAATCCTCAAGATCATCGTCGCCAGTCGTGGATTTCGCTCCACCACTGTTATTTGCTTTCTTGCCGCCATTCTTCTCAGCGTTCTTGTCAGCGATGCTCTTCGGCTTGTCTGGATCATCGGGCCAGTTGGCAGATGATTTTCTCTCTTTCGCTTTCTCTGCTTCCTCTGCCGCCTTCTGCTTGAGCTCGTTCGCTTCCTCTTCGCCGCCAGTGATCTCGCCAGTGAGCGAGTTCAGGACCGCGTCGCCTTCAACCATCGCGGGATAAGTCAGCGCAAGCGCCTCGATGATGCGGAAGCCCAGAATGTCCACCGGCATCGGCAGCGGGCAGCTTGTGAGCCGATAGTAGAGCGCGCCGCCTTCCTCGTCACCATAGACGAACGGAATGCGCGGTTGCTGATAAGTCACATAGCGTTTCTGCTTCGCGTCTTCCAACTGAGTGAACGCGCCATAGACGATCTTGTTAGGCGTATTGGTCGAGAGCAGCATGACGAAATTGTCAGGCAGCATCGGGAAGATCGTTCCCGTGTCGTCTTCGAAATAGTCAGCATACTCGTAAACCTGCATCCCAGGCACGCTGCCAATTAGGACAACATTCGGTGCTTGAATCACCGGCTGGATCGTGGCGATTGAGTATTGCAGCTTGTTCAAGAGTGCGGCCACTTGCGGGTTTCGAATGAACACCTTCGCAGCGTTCACTCCCATCAGAGCGACGTTCGGCGCGATGCCGCTATCCTTGATCGTCGCCAGTCGCGCTGCTTCCAGATCAGCAAGCGGATCGCTGCCGCTCGACACGTCCCACTTCACCGAAGGAACGTAGTGATTGTTCGCTGCGCCTGCGCTCGATTGAGTGAAGTCGATTACCATCTGGTAACCTGTGTCAGCGGTGACAGTGATCGCGCCGTTAACGAGCACGTTGCGGCACATCCACTCTTCACGTCGAGTGATTGCTTCGTCGCAGTAGATCGCATCTTCCGCGAGCAGTTCAGCAGCACGATCGGCAGGCGAGCGCGCGCTGTAGATTGTTTCGCCAGGCATCCGCGCTTCCAGATCAGGAGTGCGCAGAGCGCGAACAGGTGCGATTCGCGGAGCTCGGAAGAACCGAGTCTCAAAGCCTTGACGCTCCATCAGCTTGCCACCGACAAGCGGTGCGACGAAAGGAGCCATCTTGCGACGACCGCGTCTGAAATCAAATTCAATTAGCGGCGTGGCGGGATATTCTCGCGCGCTGAAAAAGGTGTCGCGCAAGAACGTGGGAACGAGCGGGCCTTCCAGAAACGGTGCCAGCATCGTCTTTGTTTCGTATGCAGGATTTAACATGGTTTGAGTTTTCCTTTCTTAATTGTCTGCGGGTTAGGGAGCGAACGCACCACCGACAATGGCTGCGTCCAAGTAAATCTGCACTTCGCGCAGACGCTTCTGGCCTGCTGCGCTGATCGGCGATGAGCCGTCAGAATACTTGATAGTGTTCTTGTCGAAGGATCCCGACAACGCGACCGCGACAGTCACGTCATTCGGATTCGCGACGTCATTCGGCACGTCGAGAACCACTCCTTCCAACACGGCATCGTCTGCGGTGAGCGCAGGGTTAACGTTCGCGCGGGCGGCGTCGAACTTCACAAGGTAGCCCGGCTTGATCGTGGACAAGGCCGCGCCACCTGCTGCTGCATACGGCATCCGAACAATTTTCAGATTCGGATCGTCGTCGTGACTGAGCAATGGCACCGGATTCATGGTCGTGCCAGAGATCGCGCCGAACACTTCGAAGCCTTGCGGCTTGCCGATGCGATGCAGCGCGACGATCAGCGGAGCCATGAACAGAGCGATTGCCCAGCGGACTCGAGTAAGCATTGATTTCATAGTCTGAGTTTTCCTTTCGTCGATTTGTTTGTTTGTCTGCGTGGATAATCGTTTCAGTTAATTCCTGCTGTGCATCGCGGACATGGCGAGTTGTCCGCGTCTCTTCAACTGCGCTTTGACTGCCTTTGTCAGTCGGTTGCCGAACTCTTCACTGTTATCGCCAGTGATCGGATCGCTCGCGGGAATGTGCCGGAGCTGATCGGCATCACTATGCCGCGCGCTCTGCTGCGCTGATTTCTCAAGCGCGTTGAACAGATCATCAGTGATGTCTGCAACGGTCTTGCCATCCTCAATCGCTTTCACGATCAAGTCATGCGTGGCAGGCTTGTCGTATTTCTGCAACGCTGCGATGCGCGCGCGCTCAGCAGCGATGCCTTTCTTGAACTGCTCTTCCGACACGATGTTCGTCGGTTGCTCGGTTGAGGGAGCAGGTGTCGGCGTGGGTGTCGGCGTGGGAGTCGGCGTCGGCGTCGGTGTCGGCGCAGGCGTCGGTGGATCATTTTCTGCGGTCGGTTTCATATGTTCCTTTGGTTTGGGTTCTGTCTGCGCGGCAGTGAATGCCGGAATGTTGTGGTATCGGGAAAGATCGAAAGTCAAGCCGTTAAACATCACGCGCTTCGTGCCATCGAGCATCGCAGCAGCTTTGACGACACCGCGCACTTCATCAGCGAATCCTGCTTCGACTGCTGCATTGGCTTCGAACCAAGTCTCCGCGCTCATCAGCGCGCGGATCGCTTCGCGCTCGCCGCCTGTGCGCTTCGTGTAAAGGTTCAGCATTGATTCTGTGACACTCTCAAGCGCGGCCACAGCTTTGCGCATCTCTTCGGCGTTGCCGATCACGATTGCCATCGGCAGATGAATCATCATCGAAGCATTGGCGCGAATGTAGATTTTGTGACCTACCATCGCGACTAACGTCGCTGCGCTCGCTGCAAGACCGTCGATGTAAACGTTCTTCGTGCTCGGATGATCTGCGAGTCGCGAGTAGATCGCGTTCGCCTCACTCACACTGCCGCCTGGGCTATTGATGTGAATGTCGAGCCGCTTCACGCTCTTTGGCAGCGCGGACAAGTCTTTCGCGAACGCCTTCGCGCCGACTTCGCCCAAGAAGTCATACTCGCCAATCACATCGAAGATCAAAAGTTCAGCAGCAGTCGGCTCGTCGCCGGCCTCTGCCCTGAATCGGTAAAACGGTAGTGGCTCTTTCATCGTGATATTGCTCCGCTCAAGATGTAGCTGTGGTTCTGTCTGCGCGTTCGCGCGCGTGCTGCCGGATTGCCTTGTCCTGGCCCCGGCGTCGGAAATGTTTTGCCGCCTGCTCCCAGTTGCGCGCCTGCGCGCTCTGGCGGGAAGGTCAGATCGTTGTCGGTAAATGTTTTCTTCTCGACCGCTTGCTCGACAACATTGTCATGCCAATTAGAACCGTTGAGCTCCATCGACTCACGTTCAATCGTTGAGAAGCCTGCGTTTACTTTCGCTTCCGCTGCTGCGACTTCTTTCTGCGGATCGAGACTGCCTGCGCTGCTCCCGCTCCAATTGCAGCGAGCGAGCGAGCGACGCACATAAGGATCAGTCATGTCGCCAGTGAATCCTTCAATCACACCGAGCGTGACTGCATCAATGAGCCATTCCTCATAGACTGGCTGGCAGAATTGATCGACAACCTGCGAGCGCCATTTGCGCACGCGCCGCCAGAAGTCCAGAAGGGCGGCGCGCGATGCCGAATAGGACGCGTTATACTGCTTGAGTAGGACTTCATACGGTATGCCAAGCGCACTGCCGATGAATTTCGCCACTGACATTGTGAACTCGCCGAACGTCGATTGCGGTTGCGTCGGGCTTGAGAAGTTCACTTTGTTTCCTGGCCTCATGAAGTTGACGATGCCTGGGCCAAGCTGCACGTCATACGGATTGAGATTCAGGATCTCCTGCTTCTGTTCCTCAGTGAGCAGGTCAGTGAAAATGTTTTGGTCAGGGAAATCTTGAGTGATGAATGCTGTGAAGTAACTCTGGATCACCGCGGCCACGACTGTTGCGTCAGTGTAGCGACCCATCTGCTTCAATAGCTCAAGGCAGACTGACAAGATCGGCACGCCTCTGCGCTGCTCTGGACGCTCTGGCTTGATGAGCAGAATCATGTTCCGCCTGCCAGTGAGCGCGCCATAAGGCTCGACGCGAAATGTTTTCGCGGGAAACATCAGCGAAGGCACAACCCATCCCAAGCGCATCGAAGCGAGCGGGTGCCGCTCTGCGATGTGATAGGCGAGCAAGCGGCCGTCCGCGTCGAGCTCGACACCATTGAAGATGTTTTTCATTGGATCACTCACCCACGGATTGATGATGCGATCAGCTTCCAGCACGCGCAGACGAAAATCGAAAAGTGTGTTCGGTCTTTTATCCAGCGGAAAGAGCACAGGGCAGTCGCCGCTCAGCAGCATCGACTGAAAGGCAACGCTCTGCTTGATGTAGAAACTGTTCTTGCCTTCGAAGTCGCACTCGCGCGGATCGCAAGCCCACCAATCGAACTTTTCCGCGAGCTCATCATTCAGAGCAGCAGTCGCATCGGGCGACAAACCCAGTGCCTCTCCATCGACATTAGGCGCAGGCATGAGTCCTTCTCCGATTACATTTGTGTCAAGCGTTTCGATTGCACCTGACGCAAGCGGAATGCCCATGAACGCATCGCGGCTGCGTTCTCGCAAGATTTGGGCGTTTAGCCCGATGTCGATGTCGGCATCACCACCACGCCAGAGCCAGCCGACGAGTGAGTTCTTCGTAACGTTCGCGCCGTAGTTGCCGTAGCCTGTTGCTCTTATGTCGAGCGGAGCGCGCGAGCTCGTCGGTCTGCCATCTGCATCGAGCACTGTGCCGCGTGGCAGTCGCTTGACTTGGCCGTTAGAGATCGTCGCGGTCATACATCCCTCGGAATGATGCGCGTTGCTGTGTCACGGCCAGTGAGCGAAGACGGCAAGCCTGTGTCGCCGCAATAAAAGATCACCATCTGATTCCAATAATCGACGCTCTTGAGTTGGTCAGTAGGTCCGCCGCGATGCAGCCCGCGCGAACCGATGTGATATTCTGTCACACCGCCAGCCGTGTCTTTCATCGCTTCAAGCGCGCGAGCAAGACCGTCGCGAGCCCAGTCACACCAAGTTAGAAATGGCGTCGGTGGTGAAGATGCGTCACGCGGAGTTCCGGCTTTTGTCGGAGCGATAGGTAGTTTGATGACTTCGACTTCTGGCATCTCCAACCGCCACCCTTAACAGACAAACCTGAAAACAAAAATGAGTATAAATAGGCCGACCTTGACAGCTACAACCCGCCTGCCGTATTTCTGCGCATAAATTATGGCAGCATCTGTCGTAACTCAGCAACGGCGCGTCGGTCGCCCACGCGTTGGCGATTGCAGGCTTGAGACTATCATTCCGCAGGCAGCGATGAATGAATTGAAGCGACGCGAGCTCGCAGGCGGCGGTTATTACACGCGAATCGCAGCGCAGATACTTTGTCGCGGTCTCGGGATCGGTGGCGTTAAGTCGTTCAACCGCAAGGCCAATTAGCTTAGCGTGTTTTCACGCTAAGCTGTTTTGCCTGTTGCTGAAAAATGTGCGGCGGGGCCGCGGAACTCCTCGTTCCGGTATGACGGCCCCGCCCACCCAGGTGCAATAGCATTGGAGATGTTAACAGTTTATTCGCATCTGCCAACTCAAGAGATGCCCTTATTTTGCACTCCGAATTTTCCTGATCGGCGCGTCGGGCGCGATCTCAGCGCGGCAGTGGAAGTCGAAACGTCCGAATCCGGTATCATCGAGCGCGCGCCAAACTTGTCTGAGATTTCGTCACGCGGTTCGTCTTTGGGCGCGAAGTAAGTGTCGGGCTTCATCGTGTCGAGCCTGATGCCCGCGTGCGGGATTGCGAGCGCAGCGAGCGCATAGTTGCGACAATCGAACGGCTCGTTGCGCTGACTCAATCGCTTAATCCAGATGTAGGTGCGGAATCCGTTCTTCGCTTTCACGATTCTGCGCTCAGCAGTCAAGCCGTTGAAGTATTCTTGATCGTAGCCGCGATCAGGCTCGCTGTTCGGCAGCTTTGGGAAGTGGCAGTAACCCGCTCCCACTTTCCCGACGAGCAGGCGATTCACGATTTCTTCCTTGCCAGTGTCAACGCCGATTGTCTGCAAGCGCGCGCGATTGCTTTTTGTCAGCGTGCCTGCGCCCTTGATGAACGGTTTGCCTAATCCGCCTTCTCCTTTGATCGCGATGCAGCGCGGCTGTCGCCACTTGGTGTAATGGTAAACGAAGTCGCTGGCGTAGCCGGAATCGACTGCGATGCGGCGGCAGCGCATCTTCGTTCCATCAGCGCGGGTGAATAGTCGATGATAGACAGCTTCATCAAGCAACTGCCAGACAGAATCTTCGCGCGGATCACCGTCAATGAGTCCATACTCGATGCCCCATGATTCGCGACCTTTTCCCCATCCGACGATTTCATAGTTCAACTGTCTTTCTCCCACATCGACGCCAGCAGTCAAGACAAGAACTTCATCCGGCACTTCGACTGGATAGACTTCTCGGCGCGCGTTGTAGAGATCGACTTCGACCTTTTGCCCTTGCTCTTCGTGCAGCAGCCCGAGGCGCGTATTGCGAAATGCTTTGAGCGGTTCAATGTCGCCTTCTTCATTCGCCTTCGCAGCTTTGACGAACTCATCGACGAGCGTTTCCCAGTCCACCCAAGGGTTGTAGAGGCCGCTCAGAAAGAATCCGCGCGTCTTGACTTTGCGCCCGCGCTCATCGAGCGGACGGTGTGCGCGCCACTCGCCTTTGCCTGCCAGCCACAAGTATTTCTCATTGAACTCATGGCACTCGCTGCACTCATGCGTGTAGTCTGAAAAGCGAATCCGATCCCAGACAAGTATTTGCAGCGCGCCACAATCAGGGCACGGCAGATACCAGAACTCCATCGTGCTCGCCCCCATCTCGCGCTCGATGTGCGACACGCCTTTGATGCCAGGCGAACTGACAATGACGATCTTGCGATTCCAGAAGGCACTCGTTCGCGCGATTGCGAGCATGAGCGGATTGCCTTCCGTGCCTGCGCTCGCAGGGTAGCGGTCCACATCATCAAGAAGGACGACGCGAATCGGTCTGCCGCTCAGCGATGCAGCGGAGTTCGCGCCGCCGAGCGCGACAAATCCGCCCTTGAATCCTTTCCGGCGAAGCGTGTTGCCGGAATCACGCGCTTTCGGGTCTCCCACTTGCGCGCGCACTCGCGGGCTGTCGCGAATCATCGGTGCCAGTCGATCAGTCGAGAACACTTCCGCCATCTCGATTGTCGGCTGCACGACAAGAATCGGACATGGATCCTCTGTGATGAAATAGCCTACCGGATTGATGATCGCGCAGTCCGTGATGCCAAGCTGCGAGCCTTTCTGGATTGCGATGCGCTCGGTGTCTTTGTCGCTGATCGCGTCCATGATTTCTTTTTCATAAGGCGCGTTATCAGTGATCCATTGCCCGCGCTCTGCGCTGCTCTCACTGGAAAGCACGCGATATTTGTCAGCCCATTCGCTCAAGCGCAGTTCGCTTGGCGGCGTGAAGAGCTCGCAGTGCTCGTAGCCGAACCTGATCGTGCGGACGAGCTCAGCGCCGCGCGCGTTACTCGCTTCGATCTTCGCGAGTGTTATCTTCGGTCGGCGCGTTGCCATTCTGCCCTTCTTCCGCTTGTGCCTTGCGATACTGCTCAGCTTTGCGCGCAACCATCTCGCCATCGAAGCGGGAAAGCTCCCGCAGAATGATCTGCATCTCCTTCGTATTTAAGGACAAAATATCTCGGAACTTCTTGCCTTCTGACAGGCGCGACACGCGCGAAGGAAACGCGAGCAGCTTTTGTTTGATCGAAGTGAAGATTTCTGTGATCACAAAATCGACATCTTCCGAGCGATGCAGCTTGCCTTTCATCTCATCGAGCCGCAGCTTTGCCATCTCACTCTCAGATGCAGCGCGCTCGTTGCGCAGGCGACGCCAGAGCGACTCACCATCATCGCCGTCGCCGCGCTTGCTCCGCATGTGCCGACAGTAATCGCGCACCGCAAGAAGCGTGAACCGCCCCATGATCTCTTCGCCTTTCTCGTTGCGCGCTCGATGAATGACTCCTTCGCGCGTAAGCGTCCGAATGTATTGCGGAGTCACGTCGATGATGCGCGCGAGATCGCTTGTGGTGAGTGTCTGTTGTCGCTCGGCCATAAAATCATTCAGCTTTGCTGGGAGTTCCCAAGCAGTTTCCCTTCAAAACCGTTTCTTGCATCGCGCAAGCGCAAGGGAAACTAGAATTAGCCCCGCGCTGACTCTACTCCTTTTCGGGGCTCGCAAGCGCGCGCCGACTGGAAAAGTTGCGCTAAAGCTTAACAGGCCTCGGCCAGATTTCCTTTGTTGCGTGATCATTCTTCATCTGCGCTGGTGACATCTTCGACGCGGAGTTTCATCTTTCCTGGCTTGGCGATGATGCGTCGTTCGTCGTAGCGATAGAGGAGCGTGCCATCTGGCTGTTTGAGTTCATCTGAATGCTTGAGCATTGCGTCTTCCAGTGTGCGCTTGGCCGCGACTTCCTTTGGAGTCAGGCGCAGTCGTTTGTCGCGTTCGGTGCAATAGACTTCGGCTAGCCTATCGAGTTCTGGAATCTTGAGTGCCGCGACGCCTTTGCCTTGCATTGCGGGGAGATCATGCTGCTTTGGTTTCTTGAATTTGACTACGTTGGTTGCTGTTTTGGTTTTTGTTTTTGCCATAGGGTTGTGCCCAAGGCTGAGTGGCATACCAAGCGTGCAGTCTGCGGGTGCGCTCTGCGAGATATTCAGGTGCGCGGGATTCGCGTCCTATCTTTGGCTGGAAGCGGCGACGTAGCCTATCGAGTGCTGCTGTTCCTTTGCCGAACTTGATTTCCATCTGCGCCATAGGTGTGGCGGAATTTATGCGCAGAAATTATTGTCAGTCAATTCGAATGTCAGCGAGATATTGGTGAGGCTGAACTTTGAATCCAGTGCCGATTTCGAATGCCTCATCATTGAACGCCTCTCCAATGCAAACAAAATCTCCGGCATTGAGTGCGATTGGAATTTTGAGATACACCTTGCAGTGCGCTTTGATGATCTGCCACAGATTAGGCGTCGTTTTTCCGTCAATCGCGATCTCGATGCAGCAAGTATGGAATTGCGCGATGAAGGCGCGCAGCAGCGCAGCATTGAGTGACAATTCTTTGCACAGCCAGACACGATCAATATGCGGGTGCGCAAGCTTGAGGCTTTCTGGTGTGCGCCCGTTCCTGAGCTCGCGCACGAACAAGGTTTGCACACCGATCTCTGAATTGCCTTCGATCTCGCGGCCAATCCACACGCGCCATTCGCTGCAAGGCGGTTTCAATGGCGTTTGTGTTTGTGGACCGCTCGCGAGAATCCGCCTGTAGCTTTGTAGGCGCGGATTTGTTTATGCGTCCAGAGTTTGCCAGATGGCGAGCGATAGAGTTTTTGCCCGCGAGCGTTGCGCTTGCCTGTGCGCTTCCAAGGCATGGAGTGACTATACGCCTAAAGCAAAGGAAGTCGAAACGAGTGAGCGCAGCGGCCTCGCGGCACAACTGCGCTCATAAGGATGCTGGCAGGCCGCTTCAAACCTGCCAGCATCGGGACTATCCGGAAACGATTCTCACACTTAACCGTCGCAACTGTCGGTTGATTGACCGGACTGTCAAGACGCTTGCGCTGGCGGTGTGCTGACTGCTGGCGGCGCGCTCGCCCATTTGATGAACGCGTCGTAATCTTCCTGCGCTGCTTCGCGCGTAGCGTAAGCGTGACCGCTTTGCGCTACCACGACAAGAATTGCACTGCCTAATGCTGGCGGACCTGTTTTTGTGACTACCCAACGAAATCCGCCTGTCGCTGTATCGGAGTAGATTGTGAATTTCATGGTCGCGATGTTAGGCGGGTCGTGAGCAATGGCAAGTTAAACAAGTCGCCACACTACAGCACCATCTGCACCGTGGCCTTTAGTGCGCTTGCGGAATCCTGCCTTGCGCAAAATTCCGTTCTTGGCAAGCGCATGGAAAATTGGACCGAAGGCGCGATCATTGTGCGGCGTGATGCCGTTATGCTTGCACGCGTTGACTATTTGCTCGCCTGTCAATCCGTCGCGCTGCGTTGATAACAGTTCAATGATGTGAGCAGTCGCGCGATCTGTGAATGTCGCGTCGATGCGTTGTGCTTTTGCCAACACGCGCGCCATGCCTTCATCGCGCAACTGCATGAAGTCAGGAAACTCAGGTTGTTCGTTCATTGTGATGTGCGCGCCTTTCTCGCGCGCTTTCTGCGATAGCTTTTACAACGACAGTCTGGCGCGCTTGGCAGACTTCTCCTGCGCGGGTCGTTTCGAATTTCTGGATCCTCTTGAATGATGATCTCAGGCGGCTTGCGCAGTAGGCAGATGAATTGTTTCCACGCCATTAAAGTGTGACGCGCCCACTGTCGCAGGTCGCGCCCTGTCTTCGCTGCATCGTCAAAGGATGCAGACTGATGTGCTACAGTAATGGCAATACTTCGCTGGAGCGCGAGTAATGCTGGACGCGTCCGTCATAAGTGACGGCGCAAGGCGGCGTGCAAGGATGGAGTGTCCTTCCAAACACGTCGCCTAAGTCTGCGGTGCGCTTCGCTGGCGTTGGCATGAATGCCAAGAGGCCTGCGAGCGCGATCAATACTGCTGCTAGGATTGTTCTCATATTTTCACCTCCTTCCCGTTCTCTGGATAAATGTTTTGTAGTGTCATGGTTTCTTGAAAGTGACTTGCCAATGCTCGTCCATTCGCTGCACGATTGGCTCGTAAGGCGTGATGATCTTGAGGCACTCGATCTTGTGAAAATCGTTGTTGCAGGTGTCCTCAATTTCGAGTGTAGCCGCGTTGCCGAACTTCATCTCCTTGAACGAGAATGGCGGCGAAGGCAATGCGATCTTGTCGCCGCTTGGCACTGTTAGTATGCGTGGCGTTGCGCTTGCGTGACCGTTGAGCTCCTTAATGTCCTGCATCGCTTTGCCAAACATATGCGACTCGATAGGCGTCGGCGTTGCATCTGGCGCGACACTTGACATTGACCAGCCAGAGATCGTGCCTGCTGATGTGAGCGTGTGAATGTCCTTCGTGCTCGTTGATGTAGTGGCGATCTTGATTGGCGATGGATGTGGTCTTGTGTGCGTGACGATCTCAAGCATTCCTTCGTGCTTGCAATCGCGCGCTTCCACCCATGCAGGCTTTGGTTTGGTGTAGATCATCGCTTCGCGCATCGCTTCACTCATGCCTGCGACGTCTGTGTTGCTGATCTCGCCGAATACTTCTTCGTGATCTTTGTCTGGCGGCCGCTCGATGATCGCGTGCTGACGCATCCATTCAAATCCGGCAATGCTCATCGCGATTACTGACAGACCGATTACTAATGCTGCGGTGTATCTCATCTTTTGAATCTCTCCTTTTCCAAGTAGTGTTTGTGCAACGTGGCGGCGAGTCGTTCGTCGCGCTTGCGCTGCTTCTCGGCGAACTCATACACAACTTCTTCACGCATCTGATCGTAAAGCTGCCGCATGGCTCCCCGAGGCGTAGCGCCTGCTTGCGGGTCGTCAGGCTTCCATCGCTCGACTAAGTTGTTCACAGACTTAAAAAAGGCTTCGAATTTCATCCTTGCGGTCCTTTCTCGACGAACTTCACAAGCGCGTCGAAGATTTCCAATTCAAGGTAAATGACGTTGCGCGGATCATCTGGCCACCCGTTGTTTGTCGTCAGTTTGATTCGCGGTGTTGTCGCGAAGGCACCGAGCGGCGCTGCCCATTCTGCATAGACTGAATCGCCAAGGTAAAGTTTGTTCATCGTCCGGCCTCCTCAATGTCGCGCGCCATATCTGCGCGCTTTGTCCACAGTTGCGCGTGTGCGAACAATTCCTTCTTGAATGCCTCAAGCAGCACAATGCCTTCTGCATCTGGATGCTTTGTCGCCGACAAGAAGTGATTGAACGCCACGAACGCGCCTGCATAAAACGCGCCTTCTAAATCATTCCATTGCTGACTGCCGCGCTGAATGTTTGGATTGGCGCAGTGCATGAAGTGTGTCAATTCTGCTGCAATCGTTTCTCTGTTCATAGTTCTCCTCCCATGTATCTGATTTGTTGTTCAAGTGTGCGGATCCGTCGCCGCAAACCTGTCGCCGGTTCGTTGCGATCTTTCTCCGCGAGTATGCTGCGCAGCTTTGCAAGCGTGGCGCGATGCGATGCAATCCGTGCCGCGCGCAAGCGTCGTTCTCTTTTGTGAATCTGAATCTTTTGGCTCGCGACTGAGCCGCGGATTTTCTGTCTCATTGGTGATGGCAATAGACGAGGAACAGCATCGCCAATGACGCCAACACGCCCATTGCGCCGACAATCATCAGCGCAAGAAAACTGCTGCTCTTAGGCATGAGCGATGCTGGCAAGCCGCGTTCATTCGGCCACCAGTGAACATCGCCGCGACTGTCTTCCGCGTAGTGCGCGCTGTTGTGACCTTCCTGCCCTTCGCAGAATAGCGTTTCATCGTGGACTAACTTCCTTGCTCTGCATTTTGTTGTCATCGGTTTATCTCCTTTTGATTGTTCTATCGTAAGAGTTGAGGCACGCTTTGCAGCGCGGCAGCCTTCCAGCCGGCGCGATCAGCGAGCTCACAGGCAGACCACATTCTGTGCGCCCTTTGTATCCTGTGTT